ATAGAGGAATCCCAGGTCTTAAGATCGCCACGGTTGGACTCCCGTTTGAGATAGTCCAGGCGCGGACCAGGCTCAAGGCCTCGCATTTCATCGGTTATCCGCTTACGTCCGAGCGAACCCATCCGGGACGGCGTAGAACCGTCCTTGTCGATCACGATGATTCTGGTAGCAAAGCTTGTACCGTACTTCGCGTACTCTTTGCCAGCAATACGGATGTTGGCCCGCACGTTGTACTTTTCGGCTATCTTGTCGAACCACTTGCCGGCACCACCAGGGGCTGTCAGCGCCGCTCCGCCATTCGCATCGTCTGCGCGGCCGCCACCCAGAATCGTGACCAGGCGCCCGCCAGGCGCGAGCCGCTGTAATGCGGAGTCCACATGATTGAATCCATAGACGTCACGGTTGGCTACGGCCTGTCCCTCCTTGCCTTTGAGTGCGCCCGCGGAGAACGGAGGGTTCATGATGATCACTGTTGGCTGGACGGAACTCTTGAGTAAGGAGTTGATGATCTCGCCGTCGTGCGCAGTGATGTTATCGAATCCGACGTGCTTTAACATCGCCTGCCTGCGGGGAGAGATCTCGTTAACATGAACCTCGGCGCCGACGGCTTTGGCGAATACTGCCAGGCCACCGTTACCACCAGATGGCTCCAGAACCACGTCATCGGGCTTGATGGCAGCAACCTTGGCTACGGTATAGGCCTCGGTTGGCGGAGTCGAGAACTGCTGGCCCTTAAGTTGCTCATCTGTGCGTGTGCTCTGCGTTGGTAGACGGTTCATGAGGTTCTCGCGCAACATCTCGAGACCTTCATGTGCGGGCATTGTCATTAAGTCTTTGCCGGCGTCGAGCAGGTATTTGTTGACGCCTGCCTCCATGGCATCGGTTGCGTCTTTTGGGGTCCACTCACCGGAAACGCGAGAGGATCCAAAGTGCTCGGCGGCTAGGCGTTCGAACTGCGGCATATTGCCGAGGGAATCGCCGTTCTTTAGCTTGGTGTAGACCGCGTCTGCAAGTTTGGCCGCCGGAGTTTGCCCTGCCTCTCTGAGTTTCGGTGCCTCGTTGGTCGGCGCTTCACCGCTCGCTACCGCCAGCGCATCTTTTGCGTCCGACAATTCTTTTTCGGCTTCATCAACTCTGTAGCCATGATCCTTCGCGTACTTCAGTCCAGTTTCTGCGCGTTTAACCTCTGCCTGGAGGCTATCGAGTTTGTTGGCAGGCGTGACATCATTTGAACTCTGCCATCCGGGGATACGCTCTTTGGTGGCTGGATCTTCCAGGCGCAGGCTGCCACCGGGATTGACCCACGAAACCTTGTACACCGAATCTTTGTACTCAACCATATCACTCTTAGTCTTTACGCCGACCTTGAAACTCTGCTGCTGGCCTGGTTCTGTGCCCTCTTTAGCGCCCGATGACCGCTCTTCCATCCACTGCTTTGCGATCGCCTTATCAATACTATCGTTCAAACTACGATCTGCCGAATGGCTGGAGTGTGGAATACGACCGAGCCCAAAGAACCGCGGACTGACTTTTGCTGCCGGCGTCCTCTTGTTTGGTGCGGCCGCTGGAGTGGCCGGCGCGCCTTCTAGGATTGCCAGTCTCTCGGCCTTGCCTTCTGTGGACAGGTACGGAGTGTTACGCACCACCTGAATCATTTTCGTACGCTGTTCTGGAGTGAGTTTTGCGAGGTTGGCGCGAACTTCATCATTGATCAGATCGGGCTTTACCTCCGTAGGCCGGTGGAGTCCCCTGTCGTCCCTTACGAACGTTTTGTCGCCGACACGAACGACGCGATCATGGGAAGGATCAAAGTCTGAGATCTGTTCAGCGGACAGCTTGGGCCCGCCCTTCCGTGCAGGCTTATCGCCCGCCAACTGGGCGATACGTGCCTTTAGAGCATCATACTCAGGACTTCCTGGTTGTGGCTGTGCCTGACTGGATGCTGGCTTGCCTCCCCTTTTGGCCTCGATATCCTCGAGCCGCTTCTTGAGCGCGTCGTACTCGGGGCTGCCTGGACCAGGTTGACCAGTTGGCTCTTCCTCCTGTGCTTTCCACTCCTTAACGTCGTCCCGGTGTCCGACCTTGCGCATAAACATGGAATCGCCGAGATAGCCGGGTGTGGCATTGATATCGTTTTCGTCGACACCGTATAACTCAAGCCCGTCCTGTCCACCACCTACGATCTGATTGACAACGAACCGCTGGCGCTTATCCCCATAGCCAGTATTGATCGTTTCGAGCACATCGCCGACGCCGACATCCATCGCTTTGAGTTTTCCGTTCTTGTCCCACTCGGCCTGGAGTTCAGCTTTACGCTCGGCTGCTTCTTTCTCTGCATCGTCTGCACGCTGCTTTTCCGCTGCCTTCCTTGCCTCCTCGCGCCGCTTGATCTCCGGGTCGTCCTTCACCGTCCAATTATGGTCGGCCGGGTAGGTCTTGCCGACGGATGAGGTGCTTCCAATCAGAGACGCGGAGCCAGTAACGCGCACGCGCAACTCGCCCTTGCGGTTAGTCTCGACTTTTCCATTGATATACGCGATCGATCCGCCGAAGCCAGGAACCGCTTGATAGACCTCGTCGCCATCCTTGGATTTCATGTGTCCATCGGGCCAGGTGTCGGCGGTTTTCAGGTTGTGGTTGGCGCGCAGGTGGTGCTCGATCGCGGCATCTGTCTTTTGCTTGCCGATAGTATCGAGCATCTTAATGGTTTCTTTTATGACGGCCTGTTCGGTGCTTACTTTGTGGTATTCGCTGAAGAGTTGACGGCCAGTCGTGATCTCAAATGATCCCCACCCTTGCTTATTGTGTTCCTTGATGTTTCCGCGCGGCGAGACTAGCGCGATACGGTACTCCTCGTACCCCGGCAGGATGTATTCGGTACCCTTCAGCGTCTGTGCCTTTCCTCCGATCAGGTAGTTGGTAAATTCCACCCCGCGTTTCAGCACCGTGGGTTGCGCGACCCGTGGAGGGTTCTCGCGCTTGAATGTGACGGGTTTCTCGTCTACTGCTTCAGGTTCTGGTTTAGGCGCTTCAGTCTTGAGTGCCCCTGCTTTTCCCTGGGTACCGGACTCCTTTTCCTCGAACATCGGTTGCGCTTCGGGTTGCTTGTTGCGGTCCACCAGTGAGAGAAGTTTGTTCTCGATATCGTCGGTATCGTCTGGGTCGAGGCCGTAGTCACCAGGGAATATCTCAAGCTCATTGAGTAGGCCTGCTGCTCCGCCTTTAGTTGGGTGCTCGGCAAGTTGTTCAGGAAAAGCATAGTTCAATGCTTTCCACACAGCCAGGGCGTAGGGGCGCTCTTCATCCGGGAGTGAGTGGATGAACTGCCGCACACCAATGTCGGCTGGTGGGTGCTTTAACGTGAACTCCGAGGCAGGGTACTTGATCAGTATTTTGTCGATGTCATCGCGGGCTATACGCAGAGCAACCGCGCTCTTGTCCTCTATCGCGGATGCCTCGTCCTGGCGGAGCTTCTTGAGCGCTAGGCCGTCTTCCGAATCTGCCGGGATACGGGAGCGCTGGCGCCTTTCCTGCGCTTTTTGGCCTGGCTGAACAGGTTCGGCTGATCCAGATGGCTCGCCGGCTGCACCTGCTGTCTGACCTTCGGCGGCAACTTCTGAAGCACGAGTTGGAGTTTGTTTTTCACTTGTGGAAATTGTAGCAGTAGTTTCGCTGTCTGTTCCACGTGGAACAGTTTCATTGGCGGCCAACTTCTTTGTTCCCTTGAGCAAAGAATCGATACTGGCCCTTACTTTTCCACCCGGCATCGTGCTTCCGCCATAACTTCCGCCATGCCGAACTGGATCCCACCACGCGGCGATCTCGTACTTACCGGCATAGGCGGCGAGTTCCAGCTTAGCGCCATCTGGGGTTTTGATCTCAAACCGCATATCGTGAGCGCCAAATTTTAGTTTGTCTGGGTTTTGATCAATCCAGCCTTGCAGGGCGGTTACAGTCGCTGGCGGTATGTCTACCTGGCTTTGATGCCCAGACAACTGCGGAGGGCCGGCTGGCACTGACTCACGGTGTCGCGCATGGCCGTTTCCAAGGAACGAATCGGGGTGTTTGGCCATCAGCTCAAGCATGTCCTCTGCCTGCTCCTGGCTGGTACCGCGCCACCATACCTGGTCCTTCGAGTCCCGGATTTCAGGCATGCCATTAAACCCATCAGGCACAACTTGGTAGTGGTCCGTTACCGGTTCGATACCAGCCTTGTGATTATTGAGGCTCTCGACGGACGGAACATCCCTACGGAGCAAGCGGCCGGCGGTGATCTGAACCGGGCCCATAGCGCCAACACCTAGCGGCAGAACGTGCTTGGTTCCGTCGCGTTGCGTAACAGTGATCTCGCGCACTGGAATGGTTTGCCCTTCGAGTTGATTGCCGCCCTTGTACTGATCAGCAAACTCAGGTTTGACGTACGCGATGGTGATGTGCGGTTTGTATTCCGGGAAGGACTCTTTTCCAAAGTCACCAGCCCCTTCAATCAGTTCGCGAAGGTGCTCAAGTTCAGGAGTCACCTGGACCGTGGCAATTACCGGCGCCGCTCCATCTGAATACTTGCTCGGCGGGAAGGTATCGGTTTTACCGATCGGCAACTCGAATGGTTGCACCTGTGCTAGCGCAAGTTGCAAACGGCCAACCTGCTCGGGGCTCGTATTGTTGAGCCCGTAGCGAACAGTGATGTGCGGCTGATCCTCTCGTCCTTTGGCGTTGCCGCCAAAGTCGGAAGCCATGAGGTGGTGCTCCGGGATCGCCTGGACTGCCATCGCGTGCGCTTTCCATAGATGGCTGTCTTTCTCAATTTCAATTTGCGTGTTCCCTGCGCGGAACTTTATCTCGGACAGGCCATTACGCGCACGGAAGGCATTCAGCGCTTCGGTGTTGATGCGGTTGGCTTCTTTGTGGTTCTTTTCGGCTTCCTCTTTGTTGCCGGCCAGTTCCGCCTTTCTTCCGTCGGTGTAGAAGCGATGGGCTTCGTCAGTGGTCGCCTGGACTTCGCGCGGAACAATCTGGACCTCAGCCGTGAGACCGTTAGGCATCCGTACCTGGATATTTACCGATGGGTATCCGGCCAGGTCCGGGCGGCCTTCCATGAACCTATCTTCGACATCCACGACGCTGAACTGCTTACGGATCTCCGCCACCAACTGGTCTTTGGCCTGTGGAGTATCGGCTGCAACCTGCGCGGCAAGATAGTCTTGAATCGTGCGAGATGGTTTGTCGTCGTCCTCGACCTTCTCGTCTATGCGCTCGACATTCTTCTGTGGGCGTAGACGGTCGAATCTTGCACCAGGGATAGAAGTTGCAATGTGTGAAAGTTTGGTCGTTAGGAGCGGGGCCGCTTCAGCCGCGAGCCGCTCGTTCTTCATTTCGTCGTCAGTGGGTTGGACGATCTTGCGCCCGGATTTCTTGTCCTCAGTGCCAATCTTCGCGATCGCGTCTGCTTTTTTTATCTCTCTGGCGATCGCCTGATTGACCTCTGTTGATTGGAACCGCTTACCATCGCGGTAAGCAGTCATCAGTGTTGACCATGCCTCTGCTGGGTTAGTCTGTGTTACGGCTTCGTCGTCGTACCCTAAGTCCCTTAAACCCTGATCCATGCCGGATGTAATGTGAGTTGGGTACCAGGGAGTTGTATCTGGTGGCGCTTGGGCAAGCAATTTGGTGTCTTCTGGAGTTTCTTTCTTCACCTGGACTATAGGTTCTTGGCCGGGCGCGATGTCTGCGTTCCGTTGTACACCTTCGACCGCTTTGGAATCTTCGGTCATTCCGCGGCCCATTGCTGGTACAACTCCAGGAGCACCTTCACTAACAAGCCTGGTAGGATGAACACCTTTATAGCCTTCTCGATCGCCAAACAGCATTATGTTCAGAAGGTCGCGATCTGCGGGCGGAATCTTCCCTGGAGTCATGCGCTTCAGTAACTGCGTTCGGTAATCATCCCCTGCCACCTCTTTGTGCGCTTCATCCAGGAGCCATGCGTCCATGCGCCGTATGGTATTAAGCGATTTACGGTCGCTGCTGGCGTCGATCTTTGGTGCCGGAGCCATGGTGCGGCCGGACTGGCTTTGAATGACTTGGCCGGAAGAGATCACTGGTCCTTGTGTTGGTCCTGGCCCTGGCTCGGATATGGTTCCAGACCTGCGGTCGCTCTCCTCGTACAACTCACCCACCCTGGCTGGCGGAGTGTTGGGGTTCTTGATTTCTTGCTCGATTTCAGCGTTGGACATTTCTCCGATCGTGGCTGCTTTGGATACCTGCTGTGCCAGTCTCTTCTTGATGTCCTCGAGAGAAGGTGCGCCAGCATTTTGTTTGATATGGGCTTCAACCTTCCGGCGAACCGCTTCTGGGTTGGTCGCTTCCGCTGCCTTGATGGTCGTGGTCTTACCGGGATGCCCTGGATGCTCGACCTGGTACACGCCACTGCCGGGAGTGGTCTCGCCTTTGTTCACCATGCCTGCATCTTTGATGGCCTGTTCTGCTTTGGCGTTGATGCTCTGTTCTGCTGGCTTTTCGGCCTCGGTGGCCTTACGCAGATCCCATCGCCACCGGCCCGTCTCTGCATCATAGGACACGGCTTCCGGGGTCTTCCGCTTCAAACTCTCCCACATGCCTTCCGCGTCTTTCTCGCGCTTGGTGTCAGAGACAACGTAGTCGGCTCCGTGTTCCTTAGCGTACTTCGCAGCGTCGTTGTAGAACACCGTACCGTGGCCCTTCTTGGTCAGTTCCGGCGGAATGCGGACGTTCTTGATCTCCATCGCTTTGTCAACGCCTACGTAGTGGTTTGCGCCTGCGTCCATGCGTCCGATGGCCTCTCCGTCCTTGGACAGATGAAGAGTGGCATACCCTGGTGTCTCGCCGCGGTTGAAATTCAGCGGTGCCTGTTCTTCGGCGCGAACCACGTACCCTCTGTCTTTGCCTGTGGACTCGATCTGCCTGGGCTCAACGTCTTCTGCCTTCAGTTCTGGGGTGGCCTGTTTGGCGGCGGTCAGATTTTGGGAAGTGGTCCGCCTCGGCTTCCCTCGGTCGATTACACGCTGGACTGATGGCGCCGGCGCTTTTGTTGCAGATGTTACAGGTGTTGCGTTTGTAACGTTTGTTGCATCGGTAGCCGCCTTTGCCGCTGCCTCCTGAGCCTTATTGTGCCCCTGAACCGCATCATTGATGAGTGCTTGAGCCAGTTTCTCAGCCTGCTCTGGCGTCTTGGCAAGGTGCAAGGTTCCGTCTGGGCCAACAAACCGGCCACCAGACTGCTGGATCGCGTTGATCAGATAGTCGTGAGCATGCAGGATGAGTTGCGGGCGTTGTGCTGGGGGTGCGGCGGCAATCTTAGTAGCCAGTTCTGATAGGTGATCAGGATGCAGGTTCGCAGGATGGGTCTCGGGTGTTGTCCCAGTCGCCGGTGGCTGCGCGGCGGCAGTAGCAACTTCAGTCTGCTGTTGCTGGAATGTATCGATGTGTCGATTGACGATGTCGCGCGCTAGTTTGGCTGCGGATTTGATATCGGTCGCGGTTTCTACGTGCCCAGTTGTTGGATCCACGAACGTGCCCATGGGGCGGCCCATGATCCACTTCGTGAGATTCCCGTAAGACTCCTTCATCAGCGAATCACGAGTCGCTATGTCTGGAGCATGCGCGATCGCACCGGCAACACTGTTTAGTATTTCCAGCGTTAGATGCGGTGGACCAGTGTCTGGCGAGGGTTTTGGGATCTCGCCCAAATTCTGTCCGTACTGGATCATCGCCTGGACATCTTCAGGTACTTCAGGAGGTGCGGCAGTTCCAGGCTCTGGCGCTCCGGGTTTGGCTATTGCGCTCGACTGAGGGCGACCAATCCTGGCCTCAATCGTTTTATCTCCGACGCGGACACGGCCTGTGACTCCGCCTTGCGATGCAGTAGCGGAAAACCCGACCTTGCCGTTGAATATAGAACCTCCCGCAGCGCGCCCTTTGGCCAGGTTGCCGGGTGTACCGATGCCTGTGGCTACCGTTTGATCGCCCACCGTTGTCAGTCCAACGTGAGTAACGTCTGGATATTTAGCCCTGAATTCTTCCACCGTTGAAGGAATATCACTCCCGCTCATCCGTGGTTTAACAAACTCTTCGTAGACTTCAGGTGTCAGTGAGACTGGCCTTGTACGAACGCTTCCAGTTCTTAGCCCGGTTATAACTCCTACTGCGGAAGGGAGAAAGAACGCTGCCGACCTGATCAGTTCTTCATCCTCTGGGGTCACGTGCCCGTGGACCGCCGCGCCAGTTCCTTCACTTGCCAGATAGCCCGCACCGTAGCCAAGTGCCACCTTTAGCGGCGCGTGCATGAATCCGGCAGCAGCAAGGGGCTCCATGAGTTGGTTGGATCCTTGCATGATTTCTGCTCCACCAAGAGCACGCTTACGTGACCTTTTGTCCGCCTCGGGGCCTGTCCATCCGGCCCTTTCAAACCGTGGATCCGGACCCTTTCGGTTCATCGCATCAGACAGGGACTCGGTGCTTGGCCCTAACTGTTTTTCTTGATTTTCTGCGATGTCGCTGATTCCACTAGCTGCCTTTTCGGCGCCAACCCATGCGTCAAGCACAGGGATACGATTGGCTTCCGGCACTGATGGTAAAGCTGACCGCTGTCCAGTCCGTGGGTTTGTATAGTACTGCCCTTTGGCGATACGCTCTTTGGGAGTTCCTTCGATATCCTCATCGACTGGACGTGGACCTCCTGCTGGAGGTGCTACCGGTTGCCCAGACGCCGCGCGGGCCGCACCCGTGGGTGTCTGCTGGCGATAGGCGCCGGGATATGCCGTGGGTCCCCGAGGAATATCCACATGGGTAGGCATCGCCTCGAAAACTGATGGCTGCCTGGGCTTGTATCCGACAGATCCCGCTCCAAGCGGATCTCGGATCATCTCTGCTGAAGCTTGGTCTTTGGTGAGTAACGGAAGCGGGGCGGGAGAGGCGTCTGGCTCGAATCCAGGAGGCGCACTTACGTTGGAAAGGAAAAGGCTCTGCTGTTCGTCGGGCTCGAATCCAGGAGGAGGAGCAACTGTACTTTTATCAGGCATGAAAAATCAGTCGTCACAATACTTTATAGCCGGCATCAATGAACTGCCGTTCTGCCGATGCGTAAGGAATTTGTAACTCTTCGGCCAGCTCTTCAATTTCGTTGCGCTGGACAGTCTTCTTACCTTTTGGTTGTGGTGTTTCAGTGCGTGAAGCTTCGTCGGGCGAAAAACCTGGAGGTGGGATAGGCTGCATTTTGTCTTATCGTTTGGCCTCTGCCCGGCGGTTTTGCATGAAACCGATATCAACTCCATATCCGCCGGGCTTCAGCCCTTCGTCGTGGGGGTATAAGAATCTCGTTGCCGTGGCCGGATTCGAACCGACGTCGTTTAGCTTATGAGGCTACCGCTGGGACCGGGCTCCACCTCACTCCGCGCCCATAATCCTGCCACACCAACCTACCTACCGCAAGCATAATCTATCTCAACTGTTGGCCTGTATTTGTATCGAACCAGGTCTTTCCGTCATCTGAGCCAATCTTCTGATTACCTTTCCTGAAAACATACTGATAAAACTGGCCATTCTGCTTCTTGATGCCATTCGGGTTGCCCGCTGGAGGTTTCCCTGTCTGCTGCGGCGCTGGTGCATTGGGCGTTACCGGCTGCTGCGCGCGCCCGGCAGCCACCGGGTTAGGCGTTTGCGGTCTGCGGCTGACTATCTCCTGCTCGACCTTCTGTTTCTGGCCTTCGAGTTGATCAATCTGCTTCTGGGCCGATGCCGCCATGGCATCAAGAGTGGCCTTTGAATTCGCATCAATCCCAGGAGATGCGGACGCTTCCGTGTTCTGTCGAACGTCTTCCTCATATTTCTGGATCTGCCGATCGATACCGGATGTGCGACGGCCGTACTCCTGGCGTTCAGCGGGATTAACGAACGTCTCTCCACCAACAGGCTTACGTCCAAGAGCTTCATCCAATTGCTGTTTACTGAATTGATTGGCGATCGAGTCTGCGTCTTTTCCCTGGATCTGGTGGTCTCGGGCATAGGCCATGATGTTGGCCGCATCTACCTTGCTCCATTTTGGCCCTTCACCTGTATGCACATGGATATGCGGGTTGTTCTTGTTTTCCGACATCGCCGCGCGCGTATACGGGCCGGCCTTGACGAGCTTGCCGTTGGCGTCGTACGTGGTGATCCCGTTCGCGATCTCCCAACTCCAGCCTTCATCGTTGTTCTTTGGCGCGATAGTAGCGTCCCCGGCCATAAACTTGCCCGTCTGGGAATTGAACGTTGGCGCCTGCATGGACTTCTTGAGGTCTTCTGCCTGCTGGCGTACTTGATTCGTCTTCGCACGCTCGGCGTTGACCGCTTCGTCTTTGATCGTGCGCTCATTAAGAACATCCTGCTGGGCTGCAGTTTTGGCTTCGTCTCTGTACTGGGTGTTCTTGTTCTGGAAGTCGTGCTCCTGAAGAGTGGCCTCTCTATCGAGAGCTGACTGCTGTTCGGTGGCTCCCTTCAGTTGCGCCTGCCGGGTTGCCTCATCCCTGGTGTAGCGCGAGTTTACAGCGCCTGGACCGATGTAGTTGGGATCATTCGGGTTGGACGTTACTTCGGCGAGGCCAGGAACACCGTGGCCAAGCGTAGCGGCTGCACCCATCAGAATCCTGCGCCCCAAGCCCATCTTGTATTGTGGCTGGGTGTTGCCTGCTGCGTCAGTCTTTGGGATAGGCGCTGACGTTCGAGAGATCGCGTCGATCGCTGCCGCTCTCCTTGGATCCGCTACCGGTGCATCTGGCGCCGGAGGCAACGTCGATACAGCCGATGGACGTGGGCTCATATCAGTCATGCGCCGCAAGTCCGCCGGGGGCCTTGCAACTACTCCAGGGGCGGGTTCCGGAGCGCCTAACGCAGGAGGCGTTATAGGTGGAACAGAAGTGAGCGTATCCAGCACCGATGGTGGTTTAGCGGCCGGCATTGTTGTACGAGGCAGCATGTTGCGCATGGGTGGGGCGAACGTAACAGGTTCCGGGGAACCTGCGCTTGTGGCAGGGGTTGCTCCATTATCGCCACGATCTCCCAATGTGGGCTGCGGTTTTACCATCGACACTGCCTGCTGCATTCGCGCAGGAGTAGTATCTCCACCACCGCCATCAATGAGTCCCTGCTTTGCCTGTGCGACGACATTGTCAATTTCTTCTGGCAGATCCGGACGTTTTTTGAATCCGATATCGGTGGCGCCCGCCTGGTTCCGGTATTGACCCATCGTCATCGGTGGCGCAGCCTGGGCGGTCTCATCTGGACCATCTTCTGGTTGGCGTAACGCAGCGAGAAGCCGGCGGCCTACTGATTCCCGGTCATCGTCACCTTCGTCACCGTAGTAATATGGCGCCATTTTATTTGACCTCGGAGAGTGCTTTATTCAGGGCACGAATAAACAACGGCCGCAGGAATGTACGCACCAGGGAAGAACGCCGCGCCAGACCAGCCACGCTACGACCAAAGGTACGATAGAACCACATCACAACGGAACCCATGGGCTGTTTTGCGAATGATTCATTCAGCCACGCACGCAGAATGAACACTCGGATATCTGTCGGCGACCAAAGGGCCTCGGCAATCCAGCATCCACTTGCTGCGTACGCGGATCCACCTTTAGCAGCGTAGTCCAATGCTGTCTGCCACCACGGTGGTTGATTCTCTGCCTTTTGCGCGGTGTTGAGTCCAGCATCCGCTCCGCTTACTGATTGTCCATATCCGCCCTCCCACATTTGCGGGATCTTGCCTTCCTCGCCAACCTGAAATTCTTTACCGCGGTTCAGTGCATCCGTGGCAGCCAGATCCTGCTTGGCATTAAATGAGGTAAGGTCTCGAGCGCCAGCCCGTGCAGATTCGGCTTCGACCGCAGGCACGTTGGCTTGGTTATATCCAGTGCGCTGCGCGTCCCTCGCGATTGTGTCCTCAAAGCCTTTTTGGCTGGCCTGGGACACATCATTTGCCATTACCTTGGAATCACCGAGGAAGGTGCCGCCGGGACCATAGGTGCTGTCCAGCCAGTCTCCATACTTACCGATTCCACTACTGAAGTCGTTGATGCCGGACTGCACGCCACCAAAGGCAGTTTGGGCGTTGGCCTGATCCTGTTTTGAATTGGCTTCTGCCTGCTGTCCGATGCGTTTTTGATCTGATTTACCCATGATCTCCTCAAAGCATCCGACGATAGTGGATCATACCGGTCGGCTTTAGTTTGGCCTTGTCCAAGTGGCGATCGTTAGCCTTTTCCCATGGTCCAGGCATAACGAAGGCATGCAGCCAGCGCGCACCGGCTTTGCTGGCCATGGCAAACACCGTTTCGCGAAAGTCGGTTATTTCCTTGAGGGCATCGGGGTCGACGCCGACCAGGTTCCATTCAAGGCACAGTTCGATGTAGAGCGCCTCGACGATCTCGCCGCCGTGCTCTACGACCCAATAAAACACAGCTGGGTTACGCTTCAGGTTGCCTTCTGCATCTTTGATCATCAACTCTGGAAGATCCATGCTCCCAGCTGGGCGCCCAATTTTCTCCTCAAGTTGTGCTTGGCAGCGGACGATCGCGGGCCAATCTTCATGAACCGCTTCCCTGATGTTCATACTTCCGCCAACGTTGCCAAGAGGTCTTTTGCGGGACTTGCGTCTCCAAAAGTCTGTCCACCATCAACCGATGTAAATACGCGGAAGAACAAGCCAGCAGGTCCAGGAACCGTGAATACATGCTGACTCCCGATGCCGTAATCCGTAACGTTTGCCTGAAAGTTTGCATCCGTTGATGATTCCAGGTTGTATGTGGCTGTGACGCCCAGAGGTACGGCCGCGAGCGTCCTCGCCGATAACTGGTTAGCACTTTCCGCTGCTACGCTCCATGGCGCCGTCACCGTGACATTGTAAAAACCGGTAGCCACGTTGAATGCGACTTTCAGTCCTGCCGGGTTTTGCGGTGCAGGGTTCTGGGACGGAGGAGGGTTGTTTGGGGAGTCAACCTGTGTCTGTGGGTTTGCTCCCGTAACGTTCTCCAACAGCAAGAGACGCTCATGGATTTCTCCCGCGATACGATGGACCGCAGACCGAACATTAGAGTCTTCGATACCGTCTGCATACATCCTTGGATCAGTTGGCATACTCTAAACCCCTGGCCTAGCCCCTGATATCTTACGGGCGTAGATGGCGGCCCACTGGATATCGAATCCAGCGTCCGCGATGCGGTTGTTGTGGATTCTGAGACGGAACCGCTCATTCTGTCCATTGGCTCCGCATGAATATCCAACAGGAGAAGTGATTCTGTTCCAGACCCTTTGTAGTTGCCGATAGAGTTGAGGATCAGTACCACCAGATTCTGGGCTCACACTCCTACCGAATAGAACCTCAACAAAGTTATCGCCCGCGGGTGTGCCATTCAACTGAACACCGCCGAGTTGATTCACCGCCATTAACTCCTCATGCGTAGCGGTTTCAATGACGCAATCGATTCCGCCGCCATTGTCGTTATAGACATATGGCAAAATCACGTTCACCGTGCCATCAGCATTCGAACCCCCGAGCATGATCTGTGTGTTCAGAATGCTTGCGTCCAATAGCGGGGCTGGATTGACGAGCGTGCGTTCTGCCCTGAAGATCACATTGGCCGCGATATCGTCGATACTCCACTTTCTGGCGATCGGTGACGCTACAAGTTTGCCGCTGAAACTCATATGGAACGGCGCCGCAAACTCTTCGTTGAGCGTCGGGTCGTGCGACTGCCTATAGTTACACTTCAATATCACGTTGTTAAGAATGCTCTGATCGAGCGGTACCGCAACGCGAATCTCCTTTTCCTCGTCATCGACATGCACAACAATGTTTTGAGCAAAATTCCAGTTAATGCGGGCCCAAAGCTTGCTGATCTCTCGAGTGATCGGGTACGGCTGGTTGCCTTGGTAGATATACAGGCCACTGCGATGGGCATAAGCCATAAAGCGTGAGCAGACGTCGACCGCACGCGAACCGCAGGGCCCTGACCCTACCCAACGCTCCTGAACTGACCAGGTCGAAGGATCGGAAGATCCAGGGCTCATGACATAGCCGGAACGCTCTTTGAGTAGGTATACCTGCCCGCGCCATTCCCGCGAAGTGATTGCGCGGCCGGAAATAGAGTTTCCCTGTGCCACGATGACGAGTCCGGTATCGCCGTAAACCGCTTCGGGGTTGTTCGCTAGGGATACGTACCACCCATCGGGGATTACATCTGCTTGATAGAGAAGTCGGCCGATCGAGCGCATGAACTGAATATCAGCGCACCCAGGAAGTTGAATTAGCCGGAAGTTGTTGGTTACGTTGGCATTTCCGATGAGCGCCTGAAGGTAGGTGTCAGTGAAGTTGAATACGCCACTGGTTGTGACGTTGTCATTGATCACTGTCGAGGTGATGGCAATACCGTTCGACACGTCATTAGCTGGAACGTAGAAGTAGGGCCCAGCCGATGAAGAGCCGGCCGCGGTGAAGGCCAAGATTCTTTGCGCTGTGTGTGGAGTTGGCCCAAGCGGGATGTTGACCGCGCGGATCTGTGCACCGTTGTTAAACCCGACTGGGATGTGGGACGGGCCGGCTCCTGCTAGCCCGCCGGCGACATTAAACTCCACCGCGCTCGGGGACGTCATGCCGGAAATGTAGCCATTCCGGTTTACGAACAAGACCACCATCCAGCGCTGTGCACCTGAAGCAGTAACGCCAGTCGGCCATGGAACGTTACCCGGGGATGGCGCCACCAGTGCCGATGTTCCGCCCACAACAGGGAATACGGTGCCGCCGGCAGTGTTATCGACGTTTACCGTTGTTCCAAGCGCGAGGTTTTGGGGCCCGCCTGCAACTTTCCGGTACGTGGAAAGCGCTGGTGATGCGGCGCCGGTTGCAACATCTGCTTGGTACAACTCCCAATTAAGGGGCGCAAACGCTGGTGGCAAGTTCGTTAACCACGATCGAAGAACAGTCGCCACCTTAACCTGAAATCGATCATTGAGCACCGTGTTCTGGAAAACTATGCCAGAAACACCATTTGTCTCAATCTCCACGCCGCTCTGGTCTGGCACGCGCAAGGTCGCTGCCAGGTAGATATCGCGCCCGGCGGCAAATGCACCAGCGCCGGGTACGCGCGTTGTGGATAGAGTGAACCCTGATGTCGGCTTGGTTCCAAGTGTCGGCGTAAAGAAGTTGCCAGCGATCGGGCCAGCAATACCGATGGAGTCTGGACCAGGAACAGCTAGAGCGAACACGGGGGTATTTTCTGTCCATACTGCGGTACCAGGCGCGACTTCAGCAATGACCGATCCATCGCCTGCGGTCTGGAACCCTGCGGGCTCTGCTGCTCCGGTTATGCCTGCGGTCGTACAGCGGAACACCCGTCCAAGGTTAGGAGTAAGCGCTGAACAGATACATTCTCCAACAACATACCTTGTTGCCGCCTGCCATGCCTGGCCCAATGGGCGCAAACTCAGAGGATCAAGAAATCCGGTTGTGAGGTTATATACAGCAGGAAGTGCTGTCGATCGCAGGAGATTGGTGAGTGCGAGGTAGGCGCCTATGAATGCTGGAGAGATCTGCATCGAGCCGGGTGGCAACGATACGGTGGAGTTAGAGATTGAGACAAGCGTCCCGCTTCCAGCAGGAGATTCTACCCAAAGGCCTCCCTGTTGATCGAAGATCAAAGGAACCTGCTGGAGCGTCAATGGGTTCACCAGAGACGCTCCGCCGGTTATTGGATTGAGCCTGCCCGTGCTGATTCCCCACTGCTTGGAGAGACCATCACGTGTACGCACACTACTCCCGTGGAATCTTACATTTCGCATCAATGGAGAGAGGCCGACCGGAATTTTGGTTATGTCCTCTTCGTCCATCATTGAACCGAAGATCTCGAACTGACGGAGAGTGTACCCTTCGAAGTTCACAGGCCCTGATCTAGGTTCCCGTTCTCCAGGTCAAGGAGATCACTAACTGCTGTCCGCCGACTCCATTGAAGTTCGCGAGGGTAATGCCCTGGCCCGAGTATGCGGCCGCAGCAAATTCCGCACCGCCACCCGTATAGAACTTGATCTTGAGGGTGGATAGTGACGCGGACGTGATGATACCGCAGTAAACTCCGCCCATTTCCTCAAGATAGATGCCAGGTGGAAGCAACGGAACGCGGCTCGGGATCGGGTGGGATATGAAGTTAGGGTTTAGCGGACTGGTTGCACTGGCAAGATTGGCAGTATCTCCGCCTATAACGTAGTTCCCAGACGGGGCAATGCCAATGAATGTCGTGGTCTGCGTTCCGCCGGCCTGGACATCGATCACGGAAAGGGTAAGAGCCATGTTTATTTTCTCCTAAAAGTACGGGTTTCTATCGTGGATTTATCGAACGGCGCCAGCGGCGACCTGTGTGCAAACGGCCTACGCGCCTTATTTTCTTCTGGTTCTGTCGCGACAGGAACTGCGCGACATCATCAAACGAATCGTCTGCTTTCTTGCTGTATGCCTGGATCCATCCCTGGTTGCCGCGCACCACCCCGATCAAGGCCGCGACTCCATAGGCTAGAACCACGCCGAAGTTGTTTGTGATTCGCACAACGTCTGACTCGTCTGCCAGCGGCGCGAATATGAATTCACCGGTAACGCGGATATCCATCGCAAGTACCGACGGCGTAAAGTAAACGACCCCGGACCTCCACTCCCAGTCCGTGATTATCTGCCCAAGTGTTACGTCACTAACTTTGTCTACAAACTCGGCCTGCCTGTAACTGACTGTGGCCAAGCCGTTTTGCTTGTATTCTAAGATGCTCGGCTGGAACATTAACTCGAGCGGTTTGCTTGCCGCCTGATACTGGCTCAGGTCGGTGGTCTGTGCCGGCACGTTAATGAGTTCTACGGATTTGCGTTCGAAAGCGCCATCCGCGGCAAGGAGCTTGTTGGCCGACTCCTCGTAGATTTGGTTGACCAGGGGAGAGAGGAACGCATCGGACGTGTATGTCCCATCCGTGTCGTCCACCAATCCCCTGATCCGCGCTTTGAGGTCCGAATAGAACACTTTAGTCCTTTGCTGCTTCTTTGGCGTTGCCCTTTTTGGTTTTCTTTGCTGTCTCACCATCACTCCGGGCCGCGTCACGCTCTGCCTTGATTTCATTGGCCGCGCCCCATTGCTCGGCCGTCATGCGGTCCATTGCGAGATCGCCGTAAGGGATAAGCGCCATCTTGTAGGCCCGAAGCGGGTCGTACACGAAGCCGCAGGTCTTGCACTGTGCAAAACGCTTCTCCGGTATCTCGCCGCAGTTTGGACATGGTTCAGTGTTCTGCCCAAGCACGACTGGATTGGCTACCAGCCATTCAGGTTTACGGGAAATGATCTTCAGGTGCAGCGCCATGGCCGCGGCGTCCCGGTGATGGTTCACCACTTCGATACGTCTGGTCGGCATGCCCCAGATGGAATCGGCAATCTGGCACTGTGCGAGGATGTACCGATTGCGGGCCGCTTCCGCTTCTTGAAGTTTGTGCTTCAATCCAGGCGTTGAATCCGGAAGGCCATCGCCCTCGTACGCGATCACTCCCCAGTGAGCACCATCGATAAACTCATGGATGTAGTCCTCCGCGAGTTTCTTTGGTATCCATGGGATCGAGGCGAAGTTATCGATATTGTCGAAGCCGGCCCCATTGTCCTTGACGTCCCATTGGATTTCACTGATCACCTTCTGGACATAGGGAGAACCAATCGGGCATGCCGGGATCTGATTGCCATTGACTGCGATACGAGAGTGCAACACGCCGTTGACGTTCAGCGGGTAAGGCATGAGGTTGACTACGCTCCAAGGGAAGTACCTCATGTCCTTGAGCATTTCTTGCATTTCGATGCGTGTGCGATGGAGTCTTTTTACTGCCTCTCCTGCGTTGGTGTCATTGAAAACTACATCGGGAGTGGAACCAGGAATCCGTATCGGCCTGCCACTGCCGTCATAGGTCACGCCAGAGGTGCGTTCGATAATCCGCTTTTGTTCGGCGTTCCATTCGGCTTCGGTTGGCGGAGTTACTGCTGGAAGTTGTACTCCATATTGTACTTCTGTCCCGTCGTTTGCCATTTGTTACTCCTTTTGCTTCTTGTTTTTTACTGCTGCACTGCTAGACTTATGCGCCATGGGAAAACTTCTTCCGTCGGTCCATCGGATTCCGTACGATGCGTACCACCAGCCGCTCAACGGGCGGTACTGGCGTCTCAGTAACAGGCTCATGGATAGGATTGGTGTTTGCAAAACAGAACATCGAAGACTTCAACTGATGGCTCTTTCCTGGCACTGTATGGTGATGGCCAGGATCATCGACATCGAAGAGCGGTCGGTACCGGAACCTTCATACTTCGGGATGAAACTGCAAACCGCTCTCAGTTCCCAACGTGCTCCCTGATTCCGAGCTTTTCTGCCCGTTTTGTCCTGATCTTGCCAGCCGTAAGGGTGTTGCTCCGTAGATAACTGGTGAGATCATTGGCCTCGAGCACAAAGTCCGCCACTAACTTCTTTTCGCGTCTGCTCTCCTCATAAATGCAGTTGTTGTAGGTGTCCAGTACCCTCTGGTCAAGAGAACTGCTACGGGCTCTCAGCGCCGACCAATGGGCATTCAGTAGACACCCAAGTTCGTGCTGTGACGGCAACCGCACCATCGGAGGATGCGTACACTCGTAATCCCCATTCTCTGGATATGGCCCCAGTTTCGGGGTTCCATCAGGCATAAGGTGCTGGTGCGCAAACCACTGTTGGCGGGGATAGAACGCTGGCGACTTCCATACCTGAAGCATCCACCCATCAGCATGGGGAAACTTTAGACGCTGGACCAGTTTCCCGTAATCGTCACGCAGCGGTCTTGCGCCAGGGTTCAGTACGCCGCCACGCTCCGCAAGCGTAAGGTTTTCGTCCCAGACCTTTCCGCCGGCAATCATCCAGACAACGGACTTTGCCCAGACGAGCCGCCACATCGATTCACCGTAGGGATTGTGCCCGCCCACCTGAGAGAGAAACCGGTTCAGGTGTTTGGGAACTGGATCCGGAAGGATGATGTCTCGCCGATCAAACCTGGGCTTGTTCGCCATTCGCTGTCCTAGGCCGTCCACCAACCACGAAACTTATCTCTTGCTCATGGATCTGGAAGAGTTCGTACTTCGTTCCATCCTCTGCGAAGACGTCGATACGCTGGTTGACGTATTTCGAGAAATGGACGTAGTTTCCAGGAAAAACACTGAGCGGAATGTACTTCCCGCCCTCAAGATGCCCCTCACCAACCGCAACGACGATGCCAACGCACTGATCTTCCTTGGCGTTATCCGGAAGATGAATTTGGCCAAAGCGCGTGTCTTGAGGCAATGGATAGATCAGGACCTTGGCTCCGAGTGGCCGTCCTTCCATCTGATCCAGTACCTTAACGACTTCCATCGCCTGCGGATGACGAAGGACTTGCGCGCGCATGATCGCCGGTATACTGCGATCAGTTAAATCGTCTTTGGTAAGCGGGGCGACGGATGCAAGCGAACTGCGATGTACTACCTTTGCGAGTGCTGTCGATGTTTTCTTCTGTGCTGCCAATTTATTCTCCAAAAAACAGCGCGATGGCCGCGACTAGCCACCGCGCCGCAAGTTTTACTTCCAGGTTAAGGCTTAGTTGCCTGTTGGAACCTTGGCGCTGGTGATGGACGACACCGATTTCGGGTTGTCGAGATAGAACTGCACAGCGTCCACCAAGTACGACTTTTCAATCGTCTTGGGGTTGCCGGTTGCAATGTCGTACTGCTGGAATACCGTCTGGCCACCGCGGTTCTTGAACCAGAAAGGCGGGTTGCCCCACTTCACTTTGCCCCAGGACTTGACGTTAATCAGGTCCCAGCGTGTCTGGTCAGCGTGAACGTTGGTGAGAACCTCGCGGCCGTCAATTGTGAATTTGCCGGCAAAAAGACCGTCAAAGTCCCGTGCCTTACCACCTTCGAGCGGTAGGAACTGAAGTTGGAAGCCCAATTCCTCGTACGCCTGGCGCTGTGAGGGGTTGGTGTGCCACAACTGGTCCTTGAGTCCTTCCGGGCCCAAGGCTACTTCAACCTGGGTCTGGGAGAGACGGAACAGAGGCAACGTGACCTGTGCGTTGGCGGCATTGACTCCATTGGCTACCACGTACGACTGTGTGCGGGGGATACCCATGAGGGTACCGGCCTGCGAAGTCGAGTGGAAGACTGGAATGCCGTTGATGAACGGGTCCTGGCCGGTTGCGATACCGTCAATCACGATCACATCCGTAGCTACGGTGTTCGCAGGAACAACGTCAACGGTGATGGTCTGTGTTGACCCAAGAGCATTGAACAGCGAGTTGATGGTGCATGATCCGCGGGCGATCGTCTGCGCCGCGTTCATCACTGTTACCTTCTGCCCAATGTGTAACAGACGTCCACCAAACGGCGTGGACGCCAGGATGATTGGGTTGACGCCGCCACCGGCGTACGTGGCGTCAACGGTGCCGACGATTCCGAAGCCAGCAGTCTGCAAGAAGATGTCACGCATGCGCTGGATGTATATCGCAGCATCTGCAATGGTCTTCGATACAGGGTTGATGCTCGAAACATCGTTCGGCTCTCCGACCAGGTCAGCCAAGCGGGTGTACTGGATAGGCACAGCGTAGGCCAGCGGGGTCAGAGTGAACTGGTCCCACTGTGAGCTGCCACCATCGGGAAGAGAACTGCCGTCAAGGCCGATCTTGGCCACCGTACCAGTGAGCGCGAACTGGATACGCACACGGTAGGATTTGGTCGAGACACGATTCGACCGACCGTTGTCTTTGATACGGGCATCAAGAGCGTTCGTCTTTTCGACGAGCAACGGGATGATGTCATTGACATCTTCAAGTTGCAATGGCGCTGAGGACGCCCCAGTGAGTGTGGGCATGAGATTTTCCTTTTACGCGGAAAATGCCGCGTACATCTCGTTACAATCGTTTCTTTCGAGACTTAGCCTGCCTTGGCTCCCTTTTGTCTCTGCTTCAAGACACCATAGAGTTCCAGGACCGCTGGCATGTCGGACGCGCCGGGTTTGTAGTTGTGCTGCTGCTCGAACTGCTTTTCTGCCTCTGCAAGGAGTTGTGCTGGACTTTGCTGCGGTACTGACGTAGAGGCTGGACCGGCGGTGCTGCGGGGTTCCGTTGCCCTGGTAGTGGCTTCTTGGGATGCGATCTTGTCTCTCTTGTCGCTGGCGTTTTTGATGAAACCCTGAGAGGCCTCGGATAGCACTCTTTTTACAACCGGACCAGCTACGCCTTGCACCTGGTTGACGACCAGTTGCTTGATGCGCTTCTGGGTTTCGGCTGTAGGCGCCATTGAATAGAGTTCGGCAAGTCTTGCCTGAAAGAATCGATTGCCCTCCAAGCTCTCGGCGATGGCACGGCCAATTTCTTCATTGGCGGCCTTCACAAGGAACGGGGAGAGGTTAGCCTTTGCGAGTACCGGAGAAACCAGTGCATCGATCGATGAATCGATGTCTGTCTCAACGGCGGTTTCAAATTGCTGACGTTCCTGCGTTTGCCGGGCCCTGTCCTGGCGAGCGTTCTCTTGCTCGCGGGCAGTAAGCTTGGCTTCACGCTGTTTGATGTGCTCGGGGACTTCATCATCATTGACTGACGGGCTGGCGGCTCCCGCAATACGCGCCTTGACAACTTTGATTGCATCAACGAGCTCGAGATCGTTACGCGCTGTAGCTCCTGCGAGCATAGCGTCGATTTGGCTGTCGCGGACCCTTTGAAGGATTATTCCGAACGACGGTGCCATTTCGTAAACTGGCTGGCCATTATGCGTGACCGGTCTATTATTGGCGTCCAGTCTAGGAATCTTGTTGCCTTGTGCGTCGACATAGGTGGCCTGCTCGGCCCAGAAGTTCAGGACATCATTGACGCCCTGTGGAGTCGTGGCTGACAGGAACCTCCGATCGACTTCCACCCAACTCGAAGCATTCTGGACCGCGGCTTTAGCGCCCTCAAGGCCATCGGCTCCAAACAGTTCTTCATATGGCGCTGCCTTTTCGGCCAGGCGGGCGTTCCGGAAAAGTGCGCCTTTCAGTTCCGGATCGGCTTTGACCAGTTTATCCAACTCCGGACTGGCCTTCAGTTTCTCATTTAACTCGATCGCGGTAAGCCCGCCCTGAAGGTCTAGGCCGACTGGGGACTTGGTGAGATCTTCCTCGACTTCAGTTGCTGCCACGTCAACCGCCGGTGCTTGATCGGCTTCATCGCCTGCTGGCGCCACCTCTTCTGGCCTCACGCCATCTGCGGGTTGCGCGTCTATTGCCTGCTCGGCTGGCTTGGCACCATCCCGCTGTTCACGTTTCCATTGGCCATAGGCCTCAACGTAAGCCGGAGTATCGCCCGGAAAGTCCTCGATATTGGGCGGTGCACTCTTCACTGGCGCCGCAGGGGCGGCAGAGGCTATAGAAGGTGGCGTAGTAGACGCTGGCTCTGTCGACGGCGTGGCGGCTGCTGCTGGGGTTGATGTGCTTACTGCTGGTGCTGGTGCTGCTGGCGGAGGGGTTGCTACTGAACTTGCTGCTACTGCTGGGGTCGCGTCGGTGCTCATTTGTCTGCTCCAATAAGAAACCCGCCTCTTAGGGCGGGTGTCAGGGAATGGGTGCTGCTACTGCTTTTACTGCGTAAGTGGGCTTGCTCCCTCAAGAAACTTGTCGTCCACCAGACCATACCACTCTTGGTGAGATAGTCCGGTTTCGCTCATGTCCTTAATGATTTTTTTCTGCACGATCACTGCTTTGCTGCTCGGGAGCACCGTGCCGAGCGGTATGTCTTTGGCTTCTATGGTGACAGCCTCCAGAGCAAATTCAAGCTTCACTCCGAGGAATTTTAGTTCTGAATGCCCTGAATCTTCAATCTCAACCGGATCATCGGCCGGCAAGAAGAAATACAGGCGCGGACGTCCATGCGCAAAAATAATCCTATCGACGGTGAACATCACGAATTGTTGCTGGTCACTCATTGCTTTACGTTGATTAGCCGATCAAGGTCAGCTACAGTCATTTTCTCCAGAGGGCTACCTGCGTCGAGATTAAGGCCGATTGCCTCAGCCTTCTCGAGCAACTCGATAACTTCCTCCTCTGAGTAGAGACGCTCGTCTGTCATTGGACGGTCTGTGATCCACCATCGCTTGCGATCTTGGCCGCAGCTTGAGTCAGGTATTCACGGTAGGCCGCGATCGATTCATCCAGCTTTCCCGCCATTGCATTATCCCTGAGCCATTTGTCGGCCGCGGCGACATCGGCCTCGAAATCATCCGGCATCTGCATTATGGCAGCATTGTCCTCGGGGGTAAGGTCTTTGCGCTCTATTCCCTTTGCCGCGACGTATTGAGCGATGGCCTTTTCTTTATAGAACAACTTCTCCTGGCCCGGCGCAGACGGCATCTCCAGGAGCACACCGCTGTAGGTCTTGTCAGGAGGGAAGAGAAGCTTCAGTACCGCGATAGAAGGCTCGGCTGCAGGTGATTGTGCGGGGATATCGGTACGCACTGGCTCGGCGGGCAGTTCGGCCTGTGGAATATCCTGCTTTTGTGGCGGGACTTCCTCGCCTTCGTTCAGATAGAAGCCTCCTGGCTTGATCATGACGCCGGTTGACTCATGCTTGGTAACTAGGCCCAGTGCCGGCATTCCCAGGACAGGAACATGACTCTTCTGCTGGACGGCTACCTTGTCCTCAAACATGTCATGGGCGGGATTGCTTGCATGCGTGGCGTCATAGACTGCCTTGTAGGCACCGGTAATGTTCCCGCGCAACAGTTCCCTCTCTGCCTCGGGCGGGAAGTAGATCAGGGTCACGCGCGGCGCAGCGCCTTCAGGATCACCGAAGTCAGCGCCGTTGCGGAAATAGAGACTGATGGCCTGATGGACTTTGTAGTTGGCGTCGACAAACAGGAGAGGCTTATGTTCAATTTTCATGTGTTTTCCTTTTATTTCAGGCACTCTGGAATATATGGAGATCAGTTTTAGGCGGCGATGAATGCCGCTACCTTTTTCCTCAATGTCGCCCATGCTTGATTGGCTTTGGCCACAACTGGATAAAACCTGTACGGGAATTTCTTGCCTACTTCCAGGTCGTACTTGGCCCGCTCCTCGCGCTGAAGTTGCAGCATCTTGCCGACATACCCGGAGATCGCGATTCTCAACGACAGCTCTTTGTACCTCCGGTCCCATGCCAGTGGCAGTGTTGCCGCGTACCATCCGTTATCGTCGCCACCTGTCACCTGTAGCGGTTGTGGCATGGAGCCACCTTCCATCAACCTGGATTCGCCCCAGCCGCGCAACACGATACAAAACAGATCACTAAAAGTCGGGAATCCAGTGTTAGGGCTATATTGAGAAAAAACTCTTTGGCCAGATCTGCCGCAGAACACAAAGGCGCGCGAATCGGTCTTGAATGTGGTCAGAAACCTCTCGACATCGAGTTTTATTTTGTCGTCAATCACTTTACTGCTCTCCTGCTGGTGGTTTACCCTGGCCCTGGGGCGGCCCTTGTGCTGCTTGCTGCTCCTTGGCCTTTTCCAGTCCCCACTGGTAGGCGAGACGATAATACGCCTTCATGTTTTCCCAGCCAAGCGGATTTTCTTTCTCTTTCTCCCAGTGCTTTTGGGCCCACTTGCGAACCGTCTTAACCGTTATATCCAGATCATCCATTTCCTTGTCGGGTTGGATACTCGGCATCATGATTCGCTTGGCCATTGGTGGCGCTCCCGGCTGGCCTCCTGGTATCGGTACCGTGGTGGGGATAGGCTTAGACTGCATGAGTTGGTCGATCTGCTGGAGAATCTTGTTCCGCATGTCGCGGCTTGGGATCACGAGACCAGGCGTTCCGGTCCAGGTCGCAATCTCCTCTTGGTTCTCTGGTTCGTCCATAATCGCGTTGATGTACGGGTTCTTTCCTTGCGCATTGGCCGTGATCAATCTCTCCCAGAACGCTTTGACCTCGGCATAGGTCATCGGGAACCCCTGATCCGTCTCGGGGTACGCATGGACATTGCCTTTCATCTCATCCAGGCGAACATAGTTGTTCCGATATTGCTTGCTCTCGTCGGTTACGACCGAGATCCAATCATCAGTCATGTTGCGGGATGCGCACTTTACGGATAACTCCGCGGCATCAGCGTTTTCCTGGCGAATGTTGTCCCAGAACAACCCCAGTTTACCCATGGCAGTGGTCAGTTGCTGCTCCTGTCCGCCTTTGGTCTGGATGTTTGGATCTCCCGCGCCACCGTAAATCTGTGGTGGTGTGCCCACAAGCATCTGCGCCGTGAACACTAATTTCTCCTGGTAGGTATACATCGCGCTATCAATCTCAGCCTTGATCTGGACGATGGCATCCTCGAGGCGGTTTCCTTGTGCCGAGGCTACCTGCTTCATCTTCAGGCCGGTTAAACGGCCGGGCAGGAATGGCGTTCCGTCTAAACTCTCGCCGTCGATCAGGTTAGAGTTGTATAGCACCATACCGCAGGCAATGCGGTCCATGTACTCATGCACGATGTTGGCAACGTCGTTAATGCGGTCTTGGACTGGAATGGCCGCGTCCCCTACCGCAGGCGGGAAGAGTCCAAACGTCTCTTCTACTGTGCCGGCCCATGTCCATTCATCGGTAAGCTTGGCCGATGTCGCACTCAGGAACAAATCGCCAACGTTGATCAATAAGACGCCTTTAGGGAACTTCATGCGTAGCTTGTCAACTATGGCCTTGTCGTTGATCTTGTTCAGCGCCCATGGCTGAATCCAGGTTCGCGAAAGAGTGGGCTGAAGGTCTTGTATGAAGTTAGACCGCGATCCGGACTCAGAGTACACGTACTGGCGCGCCTGGCGTTCCATCTGATTATCGGCGTTGATCGGGCCCAGTGAGGTCGCGAGTTGCTGCCATTTGTCTGGGAACATTTCGCGTAATGCCGCCAAGTCTACTTCTTCTTCTACCCCTAGAATTGGGGTCTCGCGTAAGTTCTTAGCGTAGGGCGCAGCGTCTACCATCAGCGCCGAATATAGGGTGTGTGCCACCATGCCATTCGGCACGTCCTCATCACCCTCGACTGACGGTAACTCCGCTTCCTCTCCCGGATAGAAGTCATTGCCTCCCATCTGGGTACCGCAACTGGGGCAGCGCATGCCATTTTCGTTGATCTTCTGGTTATCCGCCGGCGTGAGCGCCGAGCATTCAGGGCAAACGAAGCGATCAGGGAATAGAGCCTGGGTCTTGAGCTTGATGACCGGCTCTTTGTGTGTTCCGGCCAGTTCGCTATCCACGACATATCGGACGTGACGGAAATAAGACCCCGCCATCCAGAGAAAGAGCAACCCCTGCTTGTGGAGGCTTTTGATTTTGTTCTGGCGCTGGATGATTTCCTGGACTCTGCTCGAAGCCTTTGCGGTGGCTATGTCCTCTTCTTCCTCGGCATTCTCCGGGAGAAACTGAGTCTTTGGCAACTGTGTAGACAGTGCCGACACGAACGCGAAACCGAACATCTGATAGAAGTTGGTGGCGAACTGGTAAAGGTCAAGATCCTCGTTCTCACTGCCAGACTGCTGGCTGAACATCGCATCAAGGGCATCAAACCATTGGAAACTCTCGGGGTCGAAGCTGATGAAATGATTGCCCTTGAAAAACTCGTAGGCCTTGAGAATTCGGCGCAGGATCATACGGCGCCGCATGAACCAGGACTGCTTGTACTCACGGACGCACTGAATGAGTTGCTGCTGTTCTACCAGAGTCAAGGGCTCAGGAACTTCTTTGGTGTCCGGGGTCCTGAGGGGATCGTCCTTGGTAACTTCCTCACCATGATGGCTTGGCTCGGGCTTCCCGCCAGATAGATCGATCTTCATGGTGTTATCGGTAGGTGAGTCCATGTATTTACGCTCTGCGGCCTTTTTTCTTGTCCACGTTCGAATGGAAGAAAGACCCCAGACTGCCGGAGGTCATCTTGTCGTACTCATCTTTGGGCATGGGATATATCCAGGTTGCTCCGCTGCTACGGAACGTGATGTATAACTCCTGGTTCTGTTCGTCATATCCATGCTGAGAAAAGGCTTTGGAGTCTGTCTGTTGCATTTCGGGCATCATGCGACTAGAACCTCAATTTCTGCAAGTATTCTCCAACCACCGGAGATATAGCACTGGAGGTGATTGGCACAAGCCCGTGTTCTACGACCAGACGACACGCCTTGGCTGATTTCTATAAGAGCAAGCGAACCAGAATGCTTTCGCGTGTCATCTTCGCCTAACTCAAGGCACTGGCATTCCCGATGAACCTCAAAACCCTGATGAATTTCAGGCGGCACTTTGATCTTTCCCCCAAACGAACCTGAAACGCCCGGTCCCGAGCCGCACCATGCGGTAGCGGTGTCCTGGGATCTTTCCATCAAGCTTGTCCTTCATCGCCCTGGACGCGGCTGTAATGGCTTCTTCGTCGAAGTGTTTTCCGGGCTTGGCCGTGAAGGGAATGCTCTGGACAATACGGTGGTTACCTTCGTCCATGAATTCAAAGACCAGCCTACTGCACTGTTGGAACAATGATCTGTGCCTCTCCGAGGTTCGCGCTCATGAGGATTTCTTTGCGGCACTGGCGCTCAACACGGTCCAGGTAGTCTTTGACGTCTGTGCGGTGCCGATACTGCGGAAGCGGCCAGGAGTTGAACTTGGTGCTTGGTGTCACGCCGATAAACCCCATGGGCCTGCCCGTTCTGGTAAGAGCATTGATTGCAGCCAAGCGCGCAACCGGATCGCCATCACCGGCAAACACAAGTTCTGTTCCCTTGCCGTCATCAACCAGGAAAACCAGGGCCACGGCCAGGTAATTAAGCCTCTGCTGGCGATCAAGCTCATCGAACAGGCCGCCAGTTGAGGTGATCGGTTCTGCTGGACGATCAGACCGCATCCATGTCCCCTGAACCAATACCGAGTTTTTGTTTGATAGCCTCGAGGCTTTCCTCAATGGCGGCCATACGTTTCTCTTGTTGCTCCTCTGGGGGTTGGCCCACCGGAGGCATGTCCGGCATCATGTCGGCATCGGTATCTCCATCGGCATCACGGCTTGGGACGCCTGCACCAATAGGTGGCGGAGCGCTACGGGCCCCAGCCAGGATTCGGCGACCGATACCACCAGCCTTTGGCGGCATAGAGGATTCTGCCGGCAATGGGGTGTCGGCTTTGTTGGGTTCATCGCTCATCCCAGGTTTGCCAGCCATAAAGGAACGCTTACGGGGGTTGCTCATATTCTCGGCCATTTTTATCCCACCTTTGAGTTGTTCTGTCCCTGGTGGACTTCGGCCTCCACCAGGTCAAACTGCCTTAGTACAATTTCACGCTCTTCCTGTCCGACTGAGCGGCGACTATGGAACCTCTTAAACGCTTCCCGTGTCATCTGCGAAACAACCTGGCTCGGACGCCGCATCATCGGAACCGATTGGCGCGCCGGCGTTGTAGATGCCGCAGTTTCTTCCACTGGCTGTGTGACTGCTTCGGGCTTCTCGAAGATAGGCCCGCCCAGACCGAGTGATGCAAGGCGATCAAGCAACTTGACGCGCTCCGCATCAATACGGTCTTTCTCTATCTTCAGGTCGTTGTAGCGGGCACGACTTACAAAAGGAAGGCTAAACATGCGGCATACCCCTTCCTCATCATCGTTATGATCTTTGACCCAAGCCGACCCCTGTCGTCCTTTTTGGGGAGTTTGCCGTCCCACTTCTTTTTGTCGTTCAAGGATAGAAACTCGTTGCAGCACTCCTGGGAGTGTGCCACGATATGGCCATTAGCAAGTAACCGGTTCTTGAAGTCAGGGACACTGTTGTCCTCGGCCACTTCTTTGTCGTAGCAAACGCCATTCTGCCACTTCTGGCAGTTGCTACACATGAACGGCCCGAGGTCCGCAGTTGCAAATCCGACTTTGTCTGATCCAGAGGATGCCATAGATTTTTAGAGGGAAAACAGTACAACCCCGCCATTCACAAGAATGACATCGTCTCTGTCAAATGACGTTTGGTAGTAGCCGTTATTGTAAAAATCCACCACAGCGTCAGCGATTGCCTGCTCAATCAGTAATTGCGTCAACGTGTTCGGCTTAGTGACGAGAACTGTGAAGCCGCTTTGGTTGATCGCCCGTGAATTGGAGTTATCCCAAAACCCGGCGTCCATGGTTAACTGCAATTGCGTTGAACTGTAGACTGACGATCCTTTTACGGTGGCCCAAAGAATATCCATACAGCACCTTCCTTAATTGCTCGGCATGAGAGTGTAGGTGATCGTTGGCAGCAACGTTGCGGTTGAATTCAACAACGTCGCTGAATCGCCGGCGTTGGAGGTCTTGAACTGCAATGCCACCGCATGGGTTGCGCCGTCTCCCGTAACCACCCAATTCAACGAGAAGGATTCTGTATTGCCGGCAGCATTGCCGAACGTGACGGCTTCGGTCAGCACTCCGGCGTTGGCTGTTGAACAAACGGCGTTGTCCGTCAAAGCCGCATTTGCTTGCACTACTGCGGTCGCCGTGCCCAATCCACCACTTGCCTGAATTCCAAGTTTCCACCCTGTAGGGATTACAACAGAGAAGCAGAGATTAGTACTGTCCGTCACAACGTAAGTGGTCGAAGCAGTTGTGTAGTTTCCGGCTCCGCTACCTTTCTTGAGCGTCATGCCCATCGTCGCCGTTGCGGCAACGTTACTGATCGCGCCGCTCGTGCCGGAGAGGGCTAGAGTGCCCGCATTGATCCCTGGTACCTGTATTGAGTTGCTGATAACTACTGAATTTGTTGTAGTACCTGCAACCGCTGGCGCTGTGAATGTCACTGTGCCACTGGTTGAGCCATTTAATCCAAGTATCCCGCTGCCAGTTCCAGCTACGCCTAGGTTAAGCTGGTATCCATTCAGTAGCCGCATTCTTTCTAGAGAGTTGGTTCCAAAAACAATCGGCGTTGTATTGCTAGTATAGACTAGAGCGGTTGCCGCATTTCCCCAGAAAATCCTGCCTAGATTCGCATTGGAAAATCCCAGGGTGGTCCCAGTAGCATTGACTCCCTTGTACTGCATTAGCAGGGAATTTGTGTTTGTTTGGTAATCGGAACTTTCTAACTCCATAGTTGCCTGATCTGCCGCCGCCCCTGCGGTTCCATCGCCCTGAATGTCCTGATTAGCTCCGTTCGCCCCGCCAAAAACATAAAGCCTGGACTGATTAGCCGCAATGTTTGTCTGCGAACCAATTCTAACCTCGGTCGATGTAGCCGCAATCGCGGTAAAAGATGTTCCTGTTTCAAATAGTTCAAAACGCCCAGAAGAAAGACGCCCTGTATCCATTTGCCATGTTCTAGCAAAATCAACAAAGCTTATACTCGGAGATGATGCCCCACCACTGTTCCATATATGGCTACCAGTCCACGTCGGTGTCGCGCTGAGACTCACACCACCACTGGATGTACCAGAAACATTCTGCCCGAAACATGGGATGCTGATTAACGCCAACACTATAAAGATCTTCATTTCACCAACCCCGTAATCCACGCCGTTACTGAAGCAGTCTTGTTGGCACAGTTAGTGCCAGTGGACATCGCTACAGAAATTCCCGTAGTAAATACCGCTGGCGGGCCGGGAAGAAAGCTTATACTCGCCGTACCTGATCCACCGCTATCAGGCGTAAGACGAAAGCAATAAATTGGCGTTACCGCGCCGTCTACTGGCACCGTAGCAGAGTTAAATATCATCACCAGACCATTGACCGTAGACGTTACTACCACTCCGTAAAAATTACCGGATGTAGACTTCAGTACGTGCCCTGACTCCGTAGCCGTAGATTGGACTGTCTGTATCCCCGCCGCCTGTGATCCCGTGGCCGCTGTGTAGACTCCGTTACTTCCTGAGTCGCCTACCCACACGGAAGCGACTGTAAGAGTGAAACTGGATACCGGGTTGATTGTTCCCGCTACCGCTTGAATCTTCAATGGCTGGGTATTGACATTCGGCCCATTGGCCCCGTTAAACTGCTGCGCTACTATGTTTGTCGGGGAGTCAATAGCAAACCAAAAACGATCTCCCCGGAAATAGACGAAATAGACGTGTGTATTCCCGTCTGTTGGCTGCTTATTGTTCCCCGTGGCCGCAGATAGATCCTGAATATTGGTCCTCGCGCTGCCAGCAAAACACACAGCAAACATCTTGGCTGTATTGGCTGGCGCCGATGCCTGAATCTCAAAGCCGCATCCTTCCGTGATCGGCGAAGCCGCTGTAGGTGAACCTGTAGACGTACCAAACCCCCAGAATGCCTCTACGTTAGCAGGAATAGGAGTATCGAACTTTATTGCATCCTCAAATACCACGAACCCCGGAGGTACAGGCTGGTAGCTGACTTGGCTTTGAATAAAACTGAATCCGTTCGCTGTCGTTCCTGATCCCAGCGTGATTGCACCGCCGCCCGCTACAAAAGCCTCAGCCACGCCACCACCAGCAGCCGTAGGAGAATTCCATTTTGCCCCTGTATCGAATGAGGTTTCAAAACCATCATAAAATAGGCTTGTTGGCGTCGATGCCGTCCGTGTCGTTCCGTCTGGGTTTGTACTCGCCGTCCCGCCTCCTCCGCCGAGAGTTCCACCTGTGCTCTGAGCGAAACACGAAATGGTCGAGAGCAATAAAATAGCAAGTAAGCGTTTCATTCGTCCTCCGTGACTCTGATCGCTGTAGTTGCGGCAGTGGCTGATGTCGCCTTTAATAGTGGATCGGCAGCACGGAAGTTGAAGGCTCCAGCCGAGTTTTGTTGTGGCAACCCGAGCAATGGGCCCTGGTTATTGCCGACCGCTACCGAGTTTTGCAGGATGATGGGCTCGGTTTGCGGTGCGACCTGGAAAGTGGTCTTGAATCCATCCTTCATGCTCGTGTAGATCAATCCGGTTGGAACCGAAATCGATCCGTCTTCGATGATCTCCGCACGCCGGGCCGGGATACTGGACAATACGGTTACTGCCGCTCCGCCGGCGGCGTTCAACGCAATCAATCTAACGCTAGACATTAGTTCCCCCCAGCCAGGAATGCCTCGAGATCGCGGGCCAGAACGCAGTGCACTTCCGCTCCGCGTTTATTTATTTCCTCGTGGTCGTTGGGCCAGATCCGATGACCGTGGCTCACGAGGCTCGATTTTCTCTTGATGATGAAATCGATGAGCTTACGGAACCTTGTCGCTCCAAGCTCTTTTTCTATCTCATCCATATCAAAACTGTCGTGGTACCCATCATTTCCTTCAGCAGGTGAGCATTTAAGAGTTGAGCATGCTCCATGCTGCCGGTGGAATAGCCTCAGAAGGTCTACTTTTACGTTTGCCTGCATTGGTTAACCTCCCTGGTATTTACGTGCCATTTCGAGTACCCGCGCGCCTACACCCCTTTTTTTAGGTGGTCCCGTTACCTTCTGGCCGGGACTGGCGTTCCTGGAGTTGGCCGTTGCATAGAACATGCTCTTGACGTCCTTCTCCGGTTTCTCTGGATGTGCGCGGCGCATCGAGTCCATTACCTGGCTTCCATGGCCTTCAAAGTATTTATTGATGGGCATTCGCCGTCTCCTGCCGTTGGCCTGTTCGCGCTGTAGAGGCGAGGCTGATGTCGCGGTCAGCATCGCCATCTACGAGCAATTGATAGTGGAGCTTCCGGCAGGAATTGTCTGAATGCGCTGATCCTGCTCGGTAAGGTCCTGGCGAACAAAGACGTAGATCGCCAGGTCGTCAAGCGCTGACATTACAGTACTGGCTCGATGGTGACTTTGCGCACCGTAAACGTAGTCCAGGACGAGGCGGTCGCTGTCATGTTCAGGGTGATGTAGTTCTGCACCGTAAGATCAAGCGCAGTCGATGGTGCGGTCGTTGCGTCCAACTGGGGGCCGAACGCAGGCGGCGCGGCCGCTGCAGTCGTTGACACGATCCATCCAGTAGGACTTTGACACTCAATCGTGCCCGTAGCGCCAGTTGCAGACGTGGAACAGATTGTAGTGAAAGTCCAGTTTGCTCCCGCCGCTGGCCAGATAGTTGATGCCGTGAAGTTTACGGTATCGACCGTCTGTACTCCAGTTGCCTGGCGAGGCCCGATGTTGACCTTGGCTGTTCCTGCAATAGTTACGGCCGCTGCGGTTCCGACTCCAGAGAACGTGATCCGGTAGGACTTTTCCAGGCCGGTGTTGAAGAAACCAGCGGGAATCGGGATCTCTGCTGCCTGCTGGATGGTCGTCACGGTAGTGATCGCTGGGAATGGTCCGTAGACGCGCGGCATGCCTGGGTTCGAGGATGGAATGGTATGCAGCGGGAAGAACCGAACCGCGGTAGCCGTTCCACCAGCCAGGGGTACGCCAGCCGTTGCAGTGATGATCGCTGTTACTACCGCGTTGGACGTCAACGAGCAAGCCGTTACTACCGCACTGAGAGGTGCAGCGGTACAACCAGCCGACGTCGGTGCATACAGAATCTCGGTCAGTGTCCCACCGCCGTTTGCCGATAGATATGGCCGCCACCCTACTGAGTTAGGACAGCCGGCAACTCCTGGGGTTACGACCGTGATGCTATTCGTTGATCCTGCGCCTGTTGTAACGACAGAAGTGGCGGCGGTCTCAGTGGCTGGTGCACTCTCCCTCCCAATGGCATCAACGCATGCGGCAGTAGCGCGGATAGCCTGGCCGGTCGCAATCGTTCCACCAGATGTTGAGGTTGTGAGCGTTGCGGCCGCTCCGCCCGCTGTCGTTAGAGCCGTAGGAGCGGCAGTCAATGATAGTGAACTCGGGCCGAGTTGGTACCACTGGCCCGTTGTCCAGTCGTGCAAGAACTGGTTCGCGCTCGACATATTAGCGATAGTCGAACCCTGTAGAACGAGGGCCGCAGTGCAACCCTGATCATAGAATTCCTGGGTGATAGCGACTGTTCCCTGTACGCCAGCGCCCAAGAAGTTCAAGGCTTCAGCCACGCCGCATGTTCCTGAGCTTAGGACATATCCACCGGTATGCGAGTTGGCAGTAGCCAAACTCAGAACACAGGATGGTGCGGCATTAGTCGTAACCGAGTTCAATGCCACGGTCTCAGTCAGCGCTGAGTTTGACGTGTCAGACACCTTAACCGTTGCGTTCGTCGCGAAGGGCACGAAGCGGACGCCGGAAGTGATCGGCATATAGCAGCCGTCATTGAAGTTCTGGAAGTTGGCGAAGCCTCCGCCCGAGTTTGGCTGGCTGAAGACCTGGTAGTTGAATCGGCTGGCCACCAGTTCACCGTTGACCTTGAACTGGCTTACGCCATAGAACCCGCTGTTATTGAACGTCTGGACCTGGGCGAATGTCGGTGTCGGCAGTGCCAACAGGAGACAGACGGCAACGAGGGCCGCAGTCACCGTGTGGCGAAGGATTGATGTGAGGAATTTCATGGTGTTAGTTCTCCTGTTGAACGAGTTCTCGAGCATGCCTGTGCTCGGAAGTCTTGCCCTGCTGCTTGATCAGCAACAGGTCTTGCTGGGCTTCTGCCATGGTCTTGCCTTCCATGGTCATGGCCCAAATCTCTGCATCACCATTCGAATTGGGGAAGAAACGGTGATACAACCTGCGAAGTTGACTCTGTGTGGCTGTGCGGAATTCTTCTTCGAAGTCCACACGTCCTGGCCGAAGTAGCGCTGGGTCCAGGCGATCACGGTGGTTTGTGGTCATGAGGACGATAGAGCCTTCGCTGGCCATGAAACCGTCGAGCGAGTTAAGGATTCCGGTCAGCGTCAGACCTTTGGTCGCTGGAACTTTGTCCCCTTCGATAATGCTGCGGTCGTGTGTTACAAACGCAGCGTCGACGTCCTCGAGAACCATAAAACTGTTCGGCGGGATCTCACTCAGCAGACAGGCAAACCGTTCATCGTTCATCTCTTCGCTAGCCAGACTGAGAATGTAAAGATTCATTTTGAGCTCGCCAGCGAGTGCGCCGATGATAGAAGTCTTCCCGCTTCCTGGTGTTCCGTGAAAGAGCATACCCATGTGATAGGGTATACCCATTTCCTGGTACCAGGACTTATCCGCAAGGAACGCCCTGAGCTTGAGAACGATGGTTTCCGCCACTCCATCAGGCAGGATCACACTCTCAATCTTTCGTGGGGTGAAGGTGCGCAACCGGCGCCAGTTAGACCATACTCCGACGAAAGCGCTGATCTTTTTGGCCTGGAATGAGACTGCGCGGTCAATAACTTCATTCAGCAGTTGCCGGAGAACATCCTGGGATCTACCGAATATCCGCAGGTGATAACTCTCTTCACGGAACCTGAAGTTGTTCGCCTGGTTCTTGTTGCCTCCTATTTCAGCCGGCGTCGAGCCATCGCCACGACTAAGCCATAAGAGAGTACCGCCATACACAAAGAAGTGCTGACCCTTTGGATGGGGACAGGATCAACCGCGGGCGCTTTACCTCCTCAACTTCATGCGCGACGGTTGGGGTGGAATCGCAATTTGATGCGCTATTGCCACTAACTTCGTAGTTCCCTACCGTACTCGCTGCCAACCGTCGAGTCCTTTTGCTGTATGGATGATCATTCAGCCACAAGGTGATCCAGTCAAAGAGTGGGTCGTTATTCAGAACAGTGACCTCCACCACGAACTGCTCGCGCAGGTGACTCCAGAGACGATTCGGAAGATTGCGCGCGAACGCAATGATGCTGGCTGTGATCGTGAGGACTAAACCTCCAGAGAGAAACGGGTTGGATAGTTGGTGCTTTAGGGCTTCAATCAGTTGATGCAGGCTATTTCCTTTTCTGGCGGGAGAACCGGGATTTGAACCCGGAAATACGGCTTTGGAGGCCGTCGGTTTGCTCTGTTAAAGCCTATTCTCCCAAGAATTAAAATTATTCCGCAGGATCACACTCAACCTGCGTCGTTATCTGCCATTGGTGGAGCGGAATGCATCGGGTTATCGCGGCCTCAAGCTACCGATGCCTTCTGAAACGCCGCTTAAATCCAGTGTCTGCCCGCGTCCAGGTTAGGCACTTGATCCCCGCGACCTTCTGGCCTTTCACGTCTTCGAATCTTCCCGGCGCTACCTCTCGGTATTGCATGCGCCATTCCGATTCGCATCACTAGATCGACTTTTAGCCATTTTGGCTTTCGCCTAATGGCACACCGGCTCAGTCGTCCAACCGGAGCGTAGTGTTTTTGCGGAAGTCAATTACGGACTTGCAGGAGGCCCAGACTGTATCCCAACAGCCGAGGCTGCCGGAACTCCAGTCTTTGCTGTGAGCGATACAGGCAAGGCCGGCAATAACTGACCATTCTTCGCCGCGTGCGCGTGGAACAAAGCAGCCAATTTCTGAAAGTCGGCGACCTCAGCCGCTGTGATCCCTTCAATGGTAAGGGTATTTGTTCCATCTGCTACTGCTACGACCTTGATCGAAGCATCCACCAGATAGCCGAGGGCTGCGCTACTGGCGCGCGTGATTTCTTCTGCCGTGACAGCCAAAGCGGTAATGGCTGGTCCGCCAACACCAGATGCGATAATAGTTTGTTCGATCTTGTCCGCTCCGGCTAGAACTTTCTCGATCCTGTCGGAACCGTTGACTATATCGCGGGCAATAACTGCGACGTAGTGGCCTAGATTTTTGAATGTGAAGTACTTCAAGAATGACATCTACTAAACTCCTTTGTTTTTGGTTATTTACCGAGGAAAACCTTGAACTCCGCGCCTTTGGCTCCAAGTTCGACGATGGACCGGAGAACCACCAGAGCCCAGCCCTTCTTTGTCCGCGGCGCCGTGTAGTCATGCTGGACCTTGTCCATAATCAACCGCACATCTTCAGCCGTAAGTTTAAGTTGGACAAGCAATGCCGCTACCTGCTTGAGGACTTCCTGTATGTCCTTATCTTTCAGCAGGTTCTCATCGAGATCAACGCCCATCGTGTTCAGTGTTGCGACAAGCGTGCCGATATTGGTGATGGCAGTGCGCGCCTGGATGACAGTCGATGGCATCTCTTTTAACGTATCGTTGAGGTACCCGACGGAAGACTTGAACCCTCCAAGGACGATTGGACTATCAGTGTTCAACTGCTTATAGAGCTTCAATTGCTCCTGATCGACATCGAATATCGTTTTGTGGATGGTCTTTTCGTTCTTGTATAACTGCGTCAGGATCCCATCGTAGGAACCTGTATGCGGGTGATCTGGGCTGCCGCCATCGCCGTTGATCTTCCAGGATGCTACGTCGACGCCGGTCTGCACGCTTGTCAGGAGTGTGTTGAGCTTCGGCACCAGGGAGTTTACGCCCGCCACGTCGAGAGGCTTATCGGGAGTGGAGTTCACCACCAGGGTGTCGACGTGCAAGACCAGGACAAAAATGGCGATAAGGATCAACAGCACTACCAGCCACCAGGAAATCTTCATGATCTCCGCAATACTCCTCATGTAATCACGGGGTTTTTGGTTCATTGGTGGCTCCCTCTATTTCGGTGTACGTGATGTACACCTGCTCGCCCTTATCGATGGCAGCGGCGATGAGAATAAACAGCCGCTGGAACGCATTGGCGCTATTGCCGATGAAATCTGAGACGTCTGGAGCGTGCGTCTCTGCCACAAGCAGGCACCCCTCAGTGTCCTTCGGATAGTTTCCGGTGTGGATCTCGATTCCTTCGAAGCCAGGGACGTGTTCGACATGCGGCATCAGCCTTTTGTGCTTGGCCGACATCCGGATCGTCACATCGTAGAGACCGACCGGGATGCACCGCGGTTTCTCTTCACGCTTGGGCGGTTCCAGGGTGTAGCAGAACTGCTGCTCGCTGGCAACGCGATTGGTCCCGATTGGTGCACCAGATACGAACAGCGTGCCGATGGTGGACTTGTCAGTGAAGATCGTGCGGACTACTTTGAGTTGGAGGCTCATCGGCTGTACCACATCCAGCATTTACGGGTCTTGTCCCATGTAAGTTGGGCCTCATGGAACTGCGTATGCAGCGCCGGCACTGTTTCGGGACACAGATAGTCCACTCGATCACCGAAGGCGATCGAGCCATCAGCAGATGCGTAATACCATCTGCCCTTGGGCCACTGCGTGAGTACCGTACGGGGTGAAGACTTGACCACCGTCCCGGCGTTTATCTTGTACGGTTTGTGCGAGAACACCATCCCCGCGCAACCAGTCATGATCACCAGTAAGAGCAAGACCCCGAAGGCGGCAGTTGTTTTCACAGTGTCACCTTCGGGCCTGGTACCACTGGGGGAGGTGGAGGCTCCTTTTGCTGCTCTTTCGATTTTGCTATTGCCAGTCCGCTTATGAGGCCGCCGAACAGGCCAGAAAAGAACAGCCAAGCATTTGTGGAAAACTTGAAACCTTCGGCGAGTTGCTGGGACTGTGCTGGGTACTTGATCGCCAGACATTCAAAGGCGAGCACCATGGCCATCGTAAGCAGCAGGAAGAACGAAACCAGGAACTTGTCGAAGTGATCTCTTATGAAACCCATTGGTTTGCCTCTTTTTACCGCGGAGGGATAGGTGGCTGCGGTGGTGGTTGATCGTCACCCACATACAGCTTAGTGTTCTTGGCTCCGAGCCTTTCGAGAGTCTCGGCAATGACCTGCTTTACCAGGGCATCTGATGTGTTGACCGGAAAATCAGCAATGAAAAAGCCATGGATCTTCGTGTCTGATTTATTGCCCGACATTGGTTGCAATCTCCTGTCTATAGACAATGCGCCGACCTGCTGCATCGCAAAAGGCTGGACAGAAGTCAGCGCGGATAATGTGCTTTTTGCCTAACCGTTGTTCATACTCGATTCCCATCATCATTTCCCCTGGATTGAAGTCCTGGGCGGTATCGAAGTCGAACTTGTAATCCTTGAGGCCCGCCGGCCGCAGAAGGTAATGAGTTGAGTCGAATCGCTCCTGCACTAACACATTCTGGTATAGGTGCCTGTTATCGACGAACTGGTGGTCTCGCCAAAGCCACCCAAAGAACGATCCAAAGCAAAAGAAAACCAACGCTACGGCGATCAGGGGTTTAAGTCCTGCTGCGCTGGACCAGGATTGAATCCTCCCCGCCGTCGATAGCTGAGATTCTCCGGGTTGCACTCTCCAGAGCACTACGAAGTTCTTTAACTTCGGTACGAAGGGAGTCTTGTTGAGCAAACCATTTAGTGATCGCACGTTTGACAAGGACAGAAACAGCCACCCCACCAACAGCACAAATCCCACTAAAGATAGCAGCAAGGGCAGCCAGGGCGAGATGAAGGACCTCGCCATCGGTTGTCCCAGACTGAAGTATGAGAGGAATATATTCATTCATTCGTCCATTCCGGCCAGTCTTAAAAATTAGGTCGAGGTCAAGGATTTTACTTCTTGTTATCTACTACGAAAAATCGTTTCAGTGAGTCCATGCGCCGTTTTCCCTAAAACATGTCCTTCCAGTGCCCGCTCCAGCAGCGCATGTAGCATTGCAATCGGTACAGAAAATCTGTGTTCCATTTATGGCTGCAGTTGGCAGTGTGGCAAAGGTGAAATTGACTGGCTGCAACCCGCAGCCTTTGGTATTGGGGCAGTTCACTGTACCCGTTCCCAGGCTACCAAGATTGAGGGAATTTACTCCAACATTTTCATTTATTCCAACACCGGCCGCGTGTTCCGTCACCTGCACATACCAGCGTGTCGTCGTCGCACCACTGGAAAAACTGTTAGTCGCTACGACATCGTTTTGGCTGTCTCTCAATACCACGTCATCGAAGGTGTTAGCCTGGGCTGCCGAATTCTTGTTCAGGAACGTATTGTTAGAGATCATTTCCTCGCCAGCGGTAAACGTCTGGTCATCGCCTGGACCGTCGCCAAGCACCATGATGTCTTGAGTAAAGTTGTTTGCGAACTGGTTCATGGACACTTGGCATTGCGTCGAGGTAAGTCCTCCGCCGAGACCGTACATCACTATTCCAGGGCCGAAGTTACCACCAAAGTCACTTCCTGTGATTCTGCAGGCGCCAGAGTCAACGTTCTCTAAACCTCCGCCCCAGAACACCGTTGCACCTACGAGACCAGCAACCGAAGACCGGCAATGCGTTGTAGAAAACGTCGTGGATGTGACAGCAGATACAAGGCACGGTATGCCGTTGATCTGCACGAGGGTGTTCGTTACGGGTGTGGCGTTGACGTTCGTCCATAACGTGCCTGAGACGAAAGTGGCGATTCCGCCACCATCGGTATTGACGACCGCTCGTAGCCCGTTAGCCTCAAACTCAGTCGCGGTATCGGCAAAGAAGTCATTGGTGCCTAGACTGTAGATTCCGTCGCCGCCGTTATTGAGGAAAATGGAGTTGTTGGTCTTTGGGACGGCAGACTGGTTGCTCGTGCCGGTGCTGCTGATCCACCATCCATGTGACGGAAAGTTCTCGATCACCACCCTATCGAGCTTTGTACGGCCGGCGACATTCGTCTTGACTCCAACGCCACCGGTTGTCTGGTTGGCTTTGTTCCCGTCGAGTCCGAGGTCGCGCAGGTATGCGCCAGTGCCGCTGAGAATCACGAGCGCCGCGAGGTTAGAGGCGTTTGCTGCGCGGATGCAGGTTCCATTGTTGTTATCGCAAGGACTTCCAACGATAGGAGTGGGCAGTCCAACAATGCCAGCGCCCTGGCCTACCGTTATGGCCGCACTCGTTGTGAAGAGACCAGACTGGATAAAATACAAGTGATGGTTGGCGCTGATGGTTACTGCTGTGCTCCATGTCGTACCGCAGGCACGGTTAACGAGGATCATGCCTGGATTGGCTCCGAGGGCAGTGTCCTGGAAGTTGATCTTCGCTCCGCAGTCGCCGCCGGTTCCACGATCCGCGAATACCATGGACTCGATATTGTTGGCGCTGAATTTTCCGGTGCTGTCAAACCTTCCAACTTCAAGTAGATCCGTAAGAGTTGCCGATGGCGTGCCTCCTAAGTTGGCCACATAGAAACCGAGTGCACCGTTATAATCAGTAGCAGAATTAGTTCGTATACCAGCAACGCCAGCAGTTACCGTCAAGTTGAGGGCATCAGAGAATACAAAACCACCAACTCTTTCTGTTGATGAAGTCGCAGCGCCAATTCTTTCAAAGTTAGCGATCTGAGTCCTTGTTCCGACTCCTGCGTCGGTGACTGCGATTGTCTCTGGTCCAAAGGACGTCAAAGAACCAGCCGTAAGCCCAAATCCATTCAGGCTCAACGGGCCGTTTATCGTCTGGGTGCCATTGCTTGTCGGTATCGTCACGATTGGCTGGGGAAACTGAACAATCCCAGTAGAAATCGGCGTACCCTGCGAGACGTTGACGCTCGCGCCCCAGAGATACCAGAGTTGCGGGTATCCGGAGATCTGGCTGCCCGCCTGGGTGAGGATGTTGGTCTTGTATCCAGTGAAACTCGGGATCAGCGTGTCATTGAACAGCGGCTGACAGATGCTGGTGTTCGTCGAAGGAAGCGCAGCGCCAGAAATAAGAGGAACCGACTGTTGATAGTTGCCGGCGATCACACCGTTGGTTACGGTCACGAATCCCTGAAGAGTTTCCGTGCCGCTAGATGTGGAGATGTAAACGTTCAGGCGCGTAGCAAGCGCCGGCACTGAGGTTGGAGCATTAGCTATGAGCGTTCCGACTCCGCCGAGGGCCAACGTGGATTCTGTTGACGCTTCAACTTCGCCCGTGCCATTGAACCACGTGAGTTTAACGAAGTACGTGGTATTAGGCAGCGTCCCAGAGCCAAGGTTGGCTGATAGTACCGGCGCCGCAACCGCCGATGATCCAGGCAGGCCGACGATATTGCCGTTTGAATCAGTCCAGCAGTTCATGACCGTAGGCGCAACAATAGCCGTTCCAACCTGGACAGCGGGATAGTTCAGTGTAAAAGAGATTCTTCCGTTCGCGACAGGCAGGCCGCTATTGGGCCCAATGATCCTGCCGGTGACGTTGGACGCTGAAAGACTCGAGACCAGGGCGATAGTGAAAACCAAAAGACCCGGAATTGATCCGAGCCCTTTGATTGCTCTGGCAATTCTCCGCGACCTCTCTTTCCTCATTGATTTACACCTGAAGGCAGAGGGCCGCCACACACGTTGATTTGTGGAGTTGGGCTGCTTGCCAATGTTTCGACTGTCATCTCTGGATGCCCAAGTACATCCGATACTTCCTCTGATCCAGTGAATACCTGACCAGCATGGCCATCCATTCCAAGTGACTCAACAGAGATTGGGTTTGGGAAGCAAACAGGACACGTCTGCATCACGGTCGCATGGCCATGTTCACAGATTCCGGTCTTTTGGCCCGCCAGGGGCTCCCTCGCTTTCGCTTTGCGCGCGTAGAAGCACGCGATCTCGAGGTGAGTCCGGACCAGGGCCAGTTCGCGGCAATTATCGAGGGTATGATCCAGCATCGTAAGCAGCTCGTCGAACCGATAGGAGATATTCTGCATATCGTCGATGCCCTTGGCCGTCGGCACGTAGACCTTGAACTCATTGTGCAGAATGTCGCCTCTGCACATCAGATTTCCAGGGCCGACGAACACAGTGCCTTTTGCGTGAGGATGTTCCTTCCCACGGCAGAGGCAGGGTGGTGTCTTTACTTCAGTTTCCATATGAGACAAGCGTGTACCCTTCCTCAAATGCCGCCGCAGGGGAGAAAGATTTGTAGCCATCTGCGTATACGACGTAATAGCCTCCCGGCTGCGGATTGTGCTTCAATATATATGGTAATTATCCCTTGACAGTAGGTAAGCGATCAAAGTATGATTTTACCTGAGAGTAGGTAATCAGACATGAACCGCAAACCAAAAATGCAGCGTTTCACCAAGAAGCACTTTGACAAGATGTTCCCTGATGACGCGACTTGCCTTGATTGGCTCTTTCACTACTTCTTTCCGGACGGGATGCCGTTCTGTGACAAGTGCCAGAAGCAAACGAAGCATCACCGCGTTGTGAGCCGCCCGTCCTACTCTTGCGACCATTGCGGACATCATGTCCATCCAACGGCGGATACGATCTTTCACAAGTCGTCCACTGCGCTTACAACTTGGTTCTACGCCACGTATCTCATGGCTTCGACCCGCTGTGGCATCTCCGCAAAGCAGATTGAACGCGAAACCGGAGTCACGTACAAAACAGCGTGGCGCATGTTTAAGCAGATTCGCTCCATGCTGCAAGAAGGGAACAATCCTCTTGGTGGCCCTGAGAGTGGCGGCGTAGAGATGGACGAAACTTACGTTGGTGGCCAGCGCAGGGGCAGCAAGCGCGGTCGCCCTGGCCCTGATAGTCCGCACAAGACATGCGTAGTGGGAATCGTTGAACGCAAAGGCCGCGTCATTGCTCTGACCGCTGACAGTGCAAGCCGCTCCACTCTGCATGGAATCGCAACCGAGAAGATTTTGCCTGAGTCCACGGTGTTCACGGATGAACTGAGCGCTTATAACGGACTGGATAAGTTCAAAGGTTATGTTCATCGGCGGATTCAACATTCTTCCAAGGTCTACGTTATGGGCGAGATACATACGAACACTATCGAAGGCTTCTGGAGTCTCGTAAAAAATGGCTTGCGCGGTGTCTATCATTCTGTTGGCAAAGGATACTTGCAATCGTTAAGGCTGCGGGCGTTCATGCAGGCCCAAAAACTCCTGTATTCTTCTTGCCATTCCACCAACTCGTTTTTGCAGCGTGCTCAATAGACTTGCCCTCTCTGTCGGAAAAAGGATTAGGCGTATAGTTTCACGATTGTCTTCATGGTTCAGTATATCGGCGATGTTCACGATTTTCCTCCAATAAAAAACCCGCCCCGAGGGGCAGGTGTGGTTCGTTACGCTGATAAGCGCGTTACTTTTTCGCTGTGGTCTTGCGGCTGGCCTTCTTTAGCGCGGACTCGAAATCTTGCTTGGTGAATGTCGGCTTTTCACTTTTCCGTGCTGAGTCCAAACCTGGAACTGATGCCTTTCGTGCTTTCTCTTCGACTTGTCTGCGCAAATCCATAAGTGCTGGGCTGTTGATAGTCTCCAATATCTTGGTCGCTGGAACCACCATTGCAATTCCCATGTTAACACCATGCTTGCGATCTTGCTTCACCATTGCCTTGTTCATGTCGGATTCCTTTATATCCCAATGTCCATGCGTTAAACCAAACAAGTAGAAATCGCCAACTCCGAGAAAATCAAGGTTTGCGCCGCCATCGTCACGGGTTGCCTGGAGCGTCACCGTTTCCCTTACGAACACTGGAGAACCACTAATGCCACCAATTGATCTGGCTTCTACAAGGTAAACATCGGCGTATCCTAGCTCTGTCTGAATCTGCTCATCAGGCAGCATGGCGATGTTGCCGTGTCTCACAATGGGGAAGTTTCTTGAATTGTTCTGGGCTGGCGTGAAGAGTCCGGTCGTGAATACCTCATCGCCAACTCCAATGTTCTTGGCTTTCATCATCTCTGGCGTAACAAAGACATCTATTGGAATGAAAACTGTGTCCATGTCGCGGTGGGGTGTCACTGGCAGAACTGCAACATCCGCCGTTTTGTCTGTTGGATGCAACACCCACTTGTTAAATACGTCGCGTACCTGAGTGACCCCGCCTCCGACCTTGTTAACCTGAAAATGTATTTTCCTGTCTTTTAAATCTTGCGCAATATGCTTGGCGGTTACAAAGAAGGAATGACTTTTCCCTCTTATTGACGATGGAACGCTCACAAAGAATCCAGTCGCATATGGATCACCTTCGACTGAGTTAGCCGTCACATGCGTGGTCTCACAGATGAACCCGACACTCTTGAGAACTACATCAGGCACTCGCACAGAATGGTCACACCTCCGTTTGACGCGGAAACCCCATTCTCCTACGGAACGGTCCGTGTCATTCGCATGGAAATAGTGTATACCTACTGTCAAGGGATAATTACCATATATATTCCTCATCCACTGGAAACGAAGCGTAGCCTTCGTCAGCAGGCGCAATGATTGCTCCGGGCGCGTAAAACGTCGCTGGAACAAAGTTGTGATCCATGCCAACATCGCCTCTTGCTGCTTCTGCGGTATGCAGCCGCTGCGCTTCCCCGCAGACTATCCGTTGTCCGTTGACCATCACAACATCGCCACATCCGACCTCGCGCTTTATTTGGGCGATCTTGAGTGCATGAACGTCCTTATGGCATTTATAGAGAGGCAGTTGTCGTTCAGTTATCATGTGCTTTCCTTCTTTTCTTCTCCCTCTCCGCCTTTATTTGCGCCGATGCACATGTCGATGAATTCATTAAACGACTCAAGCGGACGCTGGTGCGTGGATAATTTCACCCACGCCGGGAGCGTTGAACTCTTCTGGTACGAGGAAGACTTTGGCGTTCTGTCCTTCGCGGAGTCTGTCACAGCAGACAAATTGTGTTTGTTTTCCACCATGGGTAGTCAATACCCTCTGCCAGTCAGCATGGAAGTGGCCGAATATCCAGAACCGCGGTTGATGTGCCATCAACATCCGTTGAAGCGCCTGGGATGTCCGCGAGTGGGCCTCGTAATCCCTCTTCTTGCCCATGTCTTTGCAGATCATGACCACGATTCCTGATGGAGCAGTATGAGTCAGGACCAACTCGGGCTTGGTTTCTACGTACTTGCGATAGGCGGCCTCGAGTTGCTCGGTTGCCAACTCAGGCGATGCATCCACCAGGGACGTTGCCGGCGCTCCGCTCATGTAGAACATGCGGTGCTTCGGTTCGTACCCGTAAGCCCCAGCGTAGTTTGGGTGCATGATCGCGGCTCCAGGCTTGTCGTGATTGCCGCGCAGGAACTTGAAGTTCTTACCGTACAGCGAAGACTCTCCGGGCCCGCTGCCGATATTGATATTCATGATGGCGACATTGTCGGGTGGCTCACAAACGAAGTCGCCCAGTTGCCAGATGTCAGCGTCCTTTGGACATGCGGCAATGATCTGCAAGAGTTGCTCGAACGCTCCATGTACGTCACCGATACAGATGAGACGGGATTTCATGCTGCTTCCTCGTCCGTGGCGTCAGCCATCATCTGCTCGAGGTCCCATAGGCCGATCCCGGCATTGCCGGCATTCCGCGGCGCGGCGTCAAAGCGCTTCCAGAACTGATCCCGATACTCGGACTTCTGTAAAGCCAGGTGCGTCAGGACCAGCCGGCAATGTTCGCGGCCGCACACCTGGGAGCAGGAATCGAACAGCATGTCCTCGTGGCAGAGTTTGCACTTGGTGTAGTTCGTACAGTGACCGCGCGCGTCGCGCGCGTGGAGACTGGGAAACATTGTCGCCAGACCAAAACCGAAACTGGCGACTGATCCTTGGGTGGTGTTCATTGGCTGAGCCTGAAATTATCCCAGGATTGGATTTTTGTAGCTTCAGGATGGCCTATAGACTCGTGTTGAGAAGTTTTGGACATGAGGTACTAACGAACTTTCAACGAGTTACGACGACCGGGACCGCTGCGGGGAGTATCTGGGCAGCGCCAAAAAGCCGACCATTTACGTCATCGCTTGCACAGTCCAGATACACCTGGGCGATTCTTCCGGCTCGGATGATCGCTTGCATGCGGTCCTTCACGGTCGCGTTCGTACTGCACGCCGTCAGGAATATGGCAACTACCAGATCGTCCTGATTCACCGTCCGTTGTCCCTCGGCGTGGTGCTCAACTTGATGGACGGAGATTGGGGTCGGTAGAACTTACATTGCACCGCGTTACTCCAGTCCATGCCTTTCTCGATGGCCTGGACGGGGGTTATCTTCCCCTCGTTGACTTCATTGAGCAGAGAGTCGACAACGTCGTTAAACCCGAAGTGGATAAGAATCATGTTCAGGCAGATCCGCGCGCAGACCAGATCCTCGGATGGCTTGCGCATTAGTGCACCAACGCCCACCTGGGGAAGCCAGGGCCATTCTGGACCTTGCCGCGGTTCGGCCTTACCGTCTGTCCGATCACACTCCAGCCGGAGAACTCCTGTTCTTCACGTTGCTGCTTCACATACTCCGGTAGCGCGTTGGTCGGAAGCTCGATGATCGCTTTTACTCCCGAGTACCCATAGACGCTGTGATTGCCGAAATAGTGAGTGCCGGCCTTCTTCAGTTCGCGTGCTTTTTCGTGATCGATGAAACAGGTAGGAAGGTCCACATGGGGATTTTGATGTGCATCAAAGACTGGGACCTGGATGTTGGCAGACACTTTGGTTGTATTCAATTTGAGGCTGGCTCCTGGCACTCGTAGCAGGTGATACACGTCGAGCGCACTCTTTGCCTGGGCGGCGCGCAATCCCTTGTGGAAATCAGTCGATGGCTGGAGATTACGTCTGTAATCTGGTTCTAGGCAAGCCTTGTACGGCGTGACGACGGCGTCTTTTGGCTTCTTTCTGCATATCACGCACGATTAAGCTACGCAGATAAGAAGCTATACTGCATCCCTCAAAATCAGCAGCCCGCTTGAGGTGGGCTATCTGTCCTACTGTCGGCCTGAAGTCGAATCGTCCGCGTTTAACTGGTTGCATAAACTTAACGGACACAATTTAACACAAACAATCCACAATCGGATAGTGGAAATCTACAGTCTTGGTATCAGACAGGCTACCCGCTGCCCCGTACGGCCTTCGACTGGTCCACCACAATACTGCCGAGAATCAAAGTGTTCACCAAAAACGTCATCGAAACGTCACTAGCGCAGCGCTCGACTATATCAAACGCTCGATCCGCGTGGGGTTAAATGTGAATCCGTATAGTGTGGTTCATTCATTTGGGATTTATATACTTAAGTCCCTAACTCCTGCTGTCTTGCAGTTTGAGCGGCTTTATCTGGGTCTTTGCATGGTGTCTGCCTACCCATGATTACAGGAGCGCCACACTTTCCAGGTTCGCAATAACAACCCTCTGGAGATTGCGTACTAGGCTCACGTAAGAGGCTTCCTTGAAGGTTCTTGCGCCGCAAATAGTCTTGTGCTTGCGTAACCAGTTTTACGTTTGGGTGTCTGCGACATAGGCGCTTTATCAGCATCGCTAGATCGTCGCAATTCGGACAACGTTCCGTCATTTCCTAACCTCCAAGGGAGTCATCTATATAATTCCCATTCATTTCACAACTCCTTTTCGCTCCACCTGCACCCACATGGAGGCTCAAGGAGATCACCAGCGTGATCCTTGAGTGCGCTTCCATGCGGACAGCGAGGCAAAGGATGGTGTTTCTTGACATGGTTGATGGCGTCGATGAGATTGTGAACGCTACGGCGCTCAGATTGTTCCTCGGTTTGGCCAGAGAGACACAGACGGCAATTGGTTTTGATGCCGCGCTTGGGGTGAACCCATGAGCCAGGGTCTTTCGGGTCGCAGAATGGTTTGAGCCTTCCGCGAACCCGAAAGAGTTTATGAATGAGATTCTTGGATGCCATCAGTTGATCCCGTCCTCGAGAAGCCAAACGACATTCTGGGCACAGCCCAATGGGCAGTCCGTTGACGGATTGGTGACTCCGCTGGTGGAGTGCAACCTGAGAACCGTACCGGCTGGCAGGTTGAGGTTGATCTGCCATTTGTGCCATTGCTGACCAGCAATGGCCGTGCTGTCCTTGTCAAACTCGTCGGGGAAATATCTCTGCTGTCCGTCAGGAAGATCTACGGTGAGTTCTATTCCAACTTCTTCCATGGACCGTGCATTGGTTCCGATCCAACTTTCAATGAATTTTGCGTTGATCGGACGGCTGAGGGTAACGACAGAAGAATCTTCTGCACTGATAGGGTTGGTTCCGGTCGTGGTGTAATTGCATGGGCCCCAGCCGACCTTGAGCACCCCTGGTTTATCGATCATGGTTACGGCCGCCGGGCAGTTGAGGCTAAGGGTAGAGTTTGCTGCCGCGTGTACAGCAGGGATTAACTGTATGCTTCCCCCACCGCACCCAATGGCTGCAACGAGTAATACTGATAAAGCAATTCTTTTCATGTTTTTACCGCTCCTTTTTTAGAATGTTGGGACTGCTACGCTCAGCGCGATTGCGACTGGCTGAACCCATACCGGCTGGCTGGCCAACAGCAACGACTGGCCAGACCACGCGAGAAGAAGTGTTTGGGCCATTACGCTTGAGATTGCCTCTGCCGCTGCCGGCGGGACTGCGTTACCGATACGCTCACGCTTGGCTGAATCGGACTTGCCACACAGATCAAAGCCTTCCGGGTTGAATAACTCGTCGGGGTCAACCAGGGACTGGAGTGCCGCAAGTTCCAGTGTGGTGAATGGCCTGTGCCATGTGTTATCGAGCGCACGAATCACGCAGACGAGTTTATCGTCGATTGCCGGCATTCTTGGATCAGCGACGGCGAATGCGCCTTCCTCGGAGTGGTGGCCGCCGATCACCGTCGAGGTTGCCCCATCCCATTCAGTTACCTTGTACTTACCGAAGGGTTTTGATGCCGGTTGCCGAGGGTCCGCGACTGACGCCGCGCCACCAGCTGTATGGCTGGCTCCGGTGATCACCCGTGCGTGCTCATCCCATCTTACTATTCGGTAGATGTTCTGGTGGTACTCGCGCGGCATGCGCGGGTCCGCTACGGAGAACGTCCCTTGCCCTGGCGAGCGCTGTCCAGTAATCGTCCCGGACGTGTCCCCCCAACGATTGACGCCATACTGCTGGTATTCCTCAGAGCCCACCGGTTGCCGCGGATCAGCGACTGAGAACGGGCCATTGGATGGTTCCGAGCGTCCCTGGACTGTGCGTGATGAATCCTTCCAGTCGAGGACGCCATAGCCCTGCTCGTAGGCGCTCTGTCTTGGGTCAGCAACTGAGAACTTCCCGTTCTCCGGCCTAGATGCGCCGGCGACGGTGCCGCTTGGTTCGTTCCAGTCCGTTACGCCTAGGCGTCCTGAACCCTCCCAGACGGTGTCGGGTACGATCAGGTAATCCGAAAGTTTTCCGTCTTTGACGTTGAGTTTGTTGAGTGATCGCCAATCCGAGCCGGCTTCGACGAACGCGAGCCGTACCCAGGTCTTCCACTGGAGTTTAGGGATTGAGTGCATGGGCCCGCCCGCCGGATCGCCAGAAAGTGGCATCTTGCCAAGAATCTCGCCGACCGTGCGCAGCGCCCGCTTGGGTGGTTCGTACAGGAAGGGTGGAACCTTGGCCACGTTGCGCGCCACCAGGAGGAAGCGCTTGCGCGATTGCGCCAACCCGCCGAGGACCCCACAGTCGTGAGTGGTTTCCGCGACTGCATAGCCATAGGTCTTGAGTAGGGCGACAATCTGGTCCAGGAGTTTGCGCCCGCGGTTCTGGATGCGCGGGACGTTCTCGAAGATGAAGAACTCCGGTAGATCGTCAGCGAATGCCTCGAGCGTGAGCCAGATGCCTCTAAGTGTCAGAGCGTTGAGCGCCTGATACTTAGGGGTTAAGCTGCGCACCTGGGACAAGAGACCGCTGAAGCCCTTGCACGGTGCGGAGAGCGCCACGATGTGCGGGCGCTCGTAGTTGGCGGCTTTACGGATGTCCTGTGGTGTCGCCTCTCGCCAATCGGTTGGTGGCTCACAGCCATGGAAAGCGATGTACTGCTCGCGGTTGAACAGATCCATGCAGGTCGCGAGGGTGCCGACGATACGCCCGAAGTCGCGACATGAGGCCTTATCGACGTCGATAGCGCCGATGCAGCGCATGGTTGCTTTGAGATTTCCGACTCGCGCGT